ATGTTCTTTGACGCACGTTCAGCCAAGACCCTAAAGCAGGGCGAACACATTGTCGTACAAGGTTGCCCAGGCTTGAGGCTCGAAGCGACGGCCAGTACGAAATCTTGGACCTATCGTTACAGAAGCTTGGCGGATTCGGCAAAGCTCAAGCAGGTCAAACTCGGCCAATGGCCAGCCATGTCGCCAGCCCAGGCTGCAGCAGAATGGCAGGCAGCACGGGACCTGCGTGAGCAGGGAAGAGATCCAGCGGATGAGCGAAAGCTGGCGCGCAAGGCTTTGGCGCAACCGGTTGCACAGGTTTACACATTGGCAAAGCTGGTGGACGACTATGCCGCCCGGTATCTCATGGTCAACCGGGAGGCCAAGGGCGCCCGCAACATCGAGCAGCGTCTGCGCAATGCGATCTCGGGACGGGAGTCGACATCCGTGGCCGAGGTGGGGCGCTCTTTTGTCTACGACGTCATTGAAGGTCTGGCCGACCGCCCCGTCTTGGCCAAGTCCGTGAAGACGGAGCTGGCAGCTGCATGGCGTGTGGGGCTGGAGTCAGGGCGAATTCCGGACGGCATGCCCAACTGGTGGGCGGAACGCACGTCCCACAAACTGCGCAGCAAAGGCGCAGTGCGCGAGGGCAAACACAAGGGCACCAGCAAGCGTGTGCTGAGCGGCGCGGAGATCAAGACGCTGATCGGCAGCGAGCTGTCGATGTTCAGCCAGCAGGTGCAGGATTTCCTGACGCTGCAGCTGTGGACATGCACGCGAGGCGGGGAGATCTGCCAGATGCAGAAGAAGCAGTTGTTGGAGAAGGGGGGTGTGCTTTGGTGGACCGTGCCCAAGGAGGCAATGAAGATTCGGCACGTTGAGGTCGCACATGACCTGCGTGTGCCTTTGTTCGGTCGTGCCGAGCAGATCGTGCGTCGTCTGCTGGCGAATGAGGGGCAATGGCTGTTCCCGAGCATCGGGCGCGATGGTGTGCTGAAAGGGCAGACCCAGGCCTACATGCAGACCAAGGTGCACTATCTGCAGCCTTACAGCAAGACGAAGCCCGAGCACAAGCGGGCGCGGCTGACCGTGACGCATTGGTCACCGCATGATCTTCGGCGGACGGGGCGCACCATTCTTGCGTCGATGGGCTGTCCGCATGAGGTTGGTGAGGCGATCCTTGGCCACGTCCTCCCTGGCGTGGCGGGCGATTACAACCTCTACCGGTACGACGCCGAGCGCGGCCAATGGCTGGCAGCGCTCGATGCGAAGTTGGAGGAGTTCATCGGGGCTTAGGGGCACCGGTGTTCTCAGGTGGCAGCAGCTCGGACGCTGGCCGACGGGCGGACCAGTCATCGAGCTCCGCGCGCAGCCAGCCAACGCGCCTGGCAGACAGCTGGCGGGGCTGGGGTATCTGGCGCTCACGCACCAGTTGTTCGAAGGAACTGACGCTCAGCGCCACGTAGGCTGCGGCATGCTCGCGGCCGAGCACGGCAGGTGCAAAGTTCAGAGTAATGCTCTTGGACATGGGCGTCCTCAATTAAAAAGGCCCGCGGGTGCGGGCCAGGTGGGTGGTTCGTCGTTGTGGGGGAGCGGCGCGCGCTCGTCGCGCCAATCCTTGTGCTTCTTGCTGGCCATGGTCATGCCTACTTGGCCCTGATACCTGCATCCGCTTCGTAAAGCGTCTCGGCTACTTCGAGCAGGCGCACAGTGTCAGGTGGGCTGCGTTTCGTTGGCGATGAGTTGCTCATTAGGTCGCCTTCCGCACAGACAGGGCGCTCGGGTGCGAAGTAAGGTGCCCAGGCTGCACACCATTTGCATAGTGTTTTTGTCCCAGACGCATGCTCGGCATGCTTTTCGCGGTCTCTTGTAGGTAGCAAGTGGGTGACGGTCCAGAGGATTTTTATGACTCGAATGCCTGCGCTACCACCAGCGCTGTTCTCCAGACTTGTGGGCAACGACTCGGAGGTGTGGATAGTTCGTGGCCTTTCCTATGCCGAGGACGACCCAAGGTTCTACGCTGTATCCCTCATCGCCGAATCCGAGAAAGACTCGCTGTTTTCTTTTGAACTGGTTTTCGATGAGTACGCCGCTTTTTGCCGGGACCACGGGATAGTCTCCCCCGAGGCTGGTCCTATTGCGATGAACGCTGGGGGGCTTGCTTAGGCTCAGGCGGCGTAGCTCCTTCGCGACATCGTCCTCCTGGCTCCTGGCCAGCATCATGAGCGCTGTGACGGTGATGGTTCTGGTCATTTCGGTCCTGACGTGGTCGGCGCGCTGCAGCAGCTGCTGGCACGCGGCCTGTGGCGGGGTCGGGGTCATGGGGTGGTCAGAACTGGGCGGCCAGTGCGCTGATCACGTCGCGGGCGACGGGCGGGCACACGGCGTTGCCAAGCAGGTGGATGGCTTGGTGGGTCTGCGCGGGCAGTTGGTAGTCCCGAGGGAATCCCATGGCCGCGCAGTTCTCGGCAACGGTCAGCATGCGCATGCGGTCGCCGTTGATCAGGGCCCAGCGGGCCTTTGTCGTCACGGTGCCCAGCGGGCGATGCAGGCTCCGGCCGGTGGTGCCCGATCCGCTGCCGTAGTAGGGCGCCAGGAAGCGGTCGCCGTGTGCTGCTCGGCCAGCGGCCACGCGCGCCAAGGTCGCGCAGGAGCGACCTGGCTTGTGGATCGGGCTCCAGCTCCCTGCATCGAAGTCCAGGAAGCTGCTGGCCGGCGTGTGCACGCGCTTCGGCAGGTCCAGCACCAGGGGCGCGCGGCTGCGCGTGGCAACGACGAACATGCGCACGCGGTGCTGGGGCACGCCGTGGTCGGCGGCATCCACGATGTGTGGCGACAGTGTGTATCCCAGCGCCTCCATGGCCGTCCGCCAGGCGGGGTACAGGGTCCAGTCCAGGAACTCGGGCACGTTCTCGACCACGACGGCGCGCGGGCGGTGGAATTCGGCGGCGCTTACAACGGCCCAGGCAGTGCTGCGGCTCGCGTCGTGTTGAGGATTGCCGCTGGCCTTGCCCCTGGCTTTGCTGTGCCCCTGGCAGCAGGGCGAGGCCAGCAGCAGGTCGTGCGCAGGGACGCGGCTCCAGTCGGCCTGGTGCAGGTCTTGGCACAGATGCTGAGCGTCGGGATGGTTCGCTGCGTGGTACTGGACGGCCAACGGCCAGTGGTTTGCAGCCCAGATAACGGGCACGCCGGCCAGCGCGGCGCCAGTGCTGAATCCGCCAGCTCCGGCAAAAAGATCAATTGCTATCATCTGATTCCCGTTCAGTGGGCGTTGCTAAAGTTAATTGAACTAATTAAATTCAATCTAGGAGGAAGCGTGAGAGGAAAGCGAAGAATTAAAGTTATTCTGGATACAAATATTTGGACTTATCTTGCACAAAGCAAAGCATTTGATAAGTTGGTTAGTCAAGCCTATTTGAATTCAATTGATATTGTTGTTCCTCCAACAGTTGTTACCGAATTACGGGCTATAGGCAATGCATCACTGCGTAGAGTTGCGCTAGAGGGAGTGACAAGAGAGCAATGGTCTCGAAGCATGTCTGAGGCCTATAGCGAGTGCATGGAAATAAAGTCGGAGATTGCTAGATTGCGCCCACATTGGCTGGTCGCTAATCCTAACTACGTCGAATTCAATCGCCTTAGATATGATTGGATAAGAAGAAAAGGTGGTTTTTGGGAGAGGGCAAGAAACGAGACTGAGGATCGTGTCACGGATGAGAGTGTCCGGGCTGATAGAGAACTCCTCCTGGCTAGAAAGCAGTCTTATGAAATCAGAGGTCGTCTTAAAGACGAAAAACAACAATTGGACGTTGATTTGTCTGATGTTGGATGGCAGCCTGACGCTTCAGAGCCTGGCTATAGAGGATTCCCGGTTCACTATTGGAGAGCGCAGAGCTTGGTACACTATTCAAGAGAACTTATGTACTATACGAGTCCATATAGAGAATGGCTTGATAACGAGATAGATGTGTTTTCCATGCTATCGGATAGGGCATCAATGAATAGTCTGTGGTGGTACGAAATGGACCCTGCGCGCATTCCTCGACAATGGTTGCGAAGCGCTTTTGAATTCTTGCAATGCTGGAAAAGAGTCACCGATGGAACCCCAGGCGATTCTAGTTTGGCTAGTTATCTTGTGGAGGCTGAATTTGTTGTATCTGCGGATAAAAATCTATGTCTGTTTGCGAATAAGTGCAATGAGCAGGCCCCTTTTAAATGTGCTAGAGCTATACGAGTTTCAGGCGGGGAATCGGGTGTAAATGAATTATTTCAAATATTTCATGAACTAAATATAACAATGCAAAGGGTGTAGATCGACTATCGCGATTATTCGTTGTGTTTGGCAGGAATGTATTTCCTGACCTCTGTCACTGTGGACGCCACTTCGAATAGTGAGAATTTGATCTCAGGGAAGGAGCCGCGCGGCCCCTTCGCTCATGCCTCGGTCAGCTGGTGGCGATCAGGAACGGCGTGCGGTCCGCTGCGTCCTTGATCCACAGAGGGGGTTTGCCGCGCCCGGTCCACGTCACGCCGGTGCCGGGGTCGCGGTACTTCGGCACGCCCACGCTGCCCTTGGGTTTGCCCTGGGGTGGGAAGACATCAGCAGCGGTCAGGCCGTGCTCTGCGATCAGCGCGCGGGCCTGGGCGACGGCTTGTGCCTTGGCTTCGGCCTGGGCCTGGGCGATCTGGGCTTCGAGTTCGGCCTTTTGAGCCAGCAGTTCGGTGTAGGAGGTCATGGGTTTCCTTTCGTGGCGCCGCGCGGGCGCCGTGGTTGGTTCAGTGGATGGTTCAGGCCGGTTCGCCGGTCACGGCCGCCGCGAAGGCGTCTTCGGGCGTCTGGTTCACAGGGTGGTTCGGGTCGGTGGGCGGCTCGTCCTCGCCTTCCTCGCGCAGCTCCTGCTGGTCCTCGTTTTCAGGCTGGGTGGCGGGCGTGTCGGGCTTGCCAGCACGGTAGCCCTTCTTGGCTTGCTGCAGCTCGGCCGGGGCCAGCAGCTTGATGTAGATCTCGCCCTCGGCTGCCAAGCCGGACAGTTCGCCGAAGACATCGTTGTCCTGCAGCTCGTCGCCGTTGTATTGGATGGTGCCCTTGATGGTGACGCTGCCGCCTTCGCTCAGCTCGTAGTGCAGGCCGGTCAGCACGGCGTCCATGAAGTCCACGTGCGCGTCTTCGATGCCCCAGTCCCAGATGAAGCGGTAGCCGCGCCACTTCTGGCCCTTACCGTAGTGGTAGAGCAGGGGCAGCTGTGGGTGCCGCAGGTTCGGCAGCGGGATCAGCACGCCGGGCAGCGCCTCCTGGCCGGCCGTGGCCGCCTTGTTGCAGTAGTGGTGCTCGCGCAGGCCAGGCTCCAGCAGGTCCAGCAGGGTGTTCTCGCCCGTGAGCGTGAATGAGATGTCTATGGCGCGTACCTTCTCTTCGCCGTGCAGCTCGCGCCGCGGGTTGGCGTTGGTGATGGTGACGGCCGTGGATTCAGCCAATTCGAAGGCCATGATTTTCCTTTGTGGTGGTGGAAACAGGGTTCAGGCTGCCTTGGCCGTCTTCAGGTCCTGGACAGCGAAATAGACAGCGATGCAGGCGGCGACGTCAGCACCAGCGGTGTGTGCGTCCTCGAAGTCGTGGCCGAAGAAGTGGCGGTAGGCCTCGGCCAGCTTCGGCGTCTTGAACTTGCCGATGCCGGCGGCGCGCATCTTTTCGGTGGGCGGCAGCTTGCAGAGCGGCGTGGTCAGCAGCGCCGTGCATGAGCTGGGGCCGGCCTTCCAGATGTCGGATTGGGGCAGGGCAGCGGCGGGCTCGCGCGCATCGATGTGGCGCTTGATGGCGATGCGCAGGATGCGGGCGTCGAAGCTCTCGTTGTGGGCCACGCGCATGCGACCGCCCCACATCGACAGCAGCATGCTCACCGCCACATCCTCGGGCACGCCCAGGTCCAGCGCCTTCTCGGTGGTGATCCCGTGGATCTTGGCCACGTCGTCAGGGATGGTCCAGCCGTCCGGCTTGACGATGACATCGATGCTGGAGAGCACCGTGCGGGTGTCGAGGTCCACCAGGCTGGCTGCAAGCTGCACCAGGTGGGGCTGGTCGGGGTGTTCGCTGGGCTCCTTGAAGAGCGGCAGGCCGGTGGTTTCCGTGTCGAAGAAAAGGGCGGGGTTCATGTCCAGGCTTTCTCGGCCAGGCGGCCGATGAGGAAAAAACAATGCCCGCGCGAAGGCGGGCATCCGGGCGGCGGGCAGAGCCCGGGATCAGGCAGGCGCGGTGAGCGCGTGGGCGAACTTCTCGAAGCCCAGGGCCAGTTTCAGGGCCATGCGCTTGGCGTCGGAGACCAGCACCAGGACGGCGCCGCGCTCCTTTCGGTACGGAAGGCCCAGGTCGTCCAGCGTCTCGGCGGACACCTTGACCGACAGGTTTTCGGCCTTCAGCTGCGCGTTGAGCTGGCCCAGGGTGATCGTGGCGCCGGCCTCTTCGGCTGCGGGCGCTGCTGCAGCGCTGCTGGCCTGGGCTGTGCTGATGGCCTGCTGCGTGTCGAGCGCTGCCACTCCGCTGTCGTGCACGTGCGAGGCCGCGGCGCTCAGGTCATCCAGCAGCGGCGCGGACAGCGCGCCAGCCTCGCGGCCTTCGGCGATGCCGGCCTGTGCCTGGGCGTTGGCCTGGGCCAGCTTCTCGCGGGCCTCTGCGTCTGCGCGCTGCTGCTCCTCTTGGCGGATGCGTGCACGCTCGGCCTCCAGGCGCTTGGCTTCGGCTTGGCGGTGCTGCCCGATGCGCAGCGCGGCCAGGGCCTGGAAGTCCTCGGGCGCCTTGCCGCCCACCGCCGCGAAGTCGGCGAACAGCGCGATCCAGTCACCGTCGTCCTGGCGCAGGTGCTGGCGGTTCGCTTCCAGCCTGCCGGCCAGCGCGTTGGCGTCGGCCTTGGCGTTGGTCAGCACTACCGCGATGGCGTCGCGCATGTTGTCCAGCGACTTCTTGCCCCGGATGGCCTCGGCGAAGCCGCCGGCAACGCGCGGAATCCAGGAGGCGCCCAGGCGCTGCTGGTTCAGGGCCGCGATGTGCTGGTCCAGGTTGGCCTGGGCGCTGGCCACGATCTCGGCCTTGCGGCTTTCCTTCTCGGCCGCCACCAGCTTCTCGCGCGCCAGCCGCGTGGTGCGCATCAGGTCGGCCAGGTCGTTGGCGGTGCGCGTGAAGGCTTCCACGTCGCTGACCTGGGCCAGCGCGTTGGCCACAGCGGCCTTCATCGCTTCCTCACCCTTCTTGAGCGCCTTGCATTCGGCCTCGGCGTCAGCGAATTCCTGGTCGGTGGCCGGTTTGGCCACCATGCCGTCGATGAAGGCGCGAACGGCCACGGCCACCTTGTCCAGGTTGGACACCACGGCCAGGCTGCCCTGCAGCTGGACGGCCACGGCCGGCAGGCTCTCCACGGGCTCGGCCACAACGGGCGCGGCGCTGGTGTCGGCCGGCACATAGGCGGCCACCTCCAGGGCCAGCTGCTCCCAGCCAGCAAGGATCTGGGCGCGCAGCTCAGGGTTCGGCGTGTACCAGCAGTGCAGCTGCTCCAGCAGCGTCCCGTCTGGCGCCCACTTCGTCGCCATGAACAGGATGCGCTCGCAGCCGGCCACGGCGGCCTGCTGTTCCATTTGCACCTGGTACTGCAGCGGCAGGTCGGCGCCCGTGCAGTCTTTGTACATGACCGCGCGAAGGCGGTCGTTCAGGCTCTTGTGCTCGAACGCGGTGTCGCTCATGAACGTGAGGCCGTCGAAGCTGGCAGAGAGCTTGCCCTCGGTGCCCACGCACGGCGAAAGCTCTTCGCCGATGATCTCTTCGGCGAGCGGCCGGGCCAGGGCTTCGAAGCGGTGACCGTCGGCGAAGCGGCGCTCGGTGGCGGCGTCTGCCTCGGGCGAGATGCCCGTGGCCAGCTCGCGCACCAGCTCGCTGCGCGTCTTGTAGCTGCTGCAGCCCATCATGGCCGGCGCGTCGCTGGCATTCCAGTGCTGAGCCCGGTGCTGGTGCCAGGCGGGCGAGCCCTGCGTGAGGTTCACGATCTGCATGTCATCCCTCCAGTTCGGCCACGCGGGCCTCGAAGATTTCGGTGAGGCGCTGGCGTTCGGCCAGGTCTTCCAAGGCGTCCAGCAGGGAGCCGTGCTTGTAGAGCGTGTCCAGGTCGGCGGCATCCTTCAGGTCCTGCTCCAGCTTGGCTGCGTCCACCACCAACACGCCGTCGGGGTCAGCGGCCGGGGCAGTGGGCTCTGCTTCAGGCGCCGCGCTGGCGGCCTGGCGCTTGGCCACCTCGTCGCGCAGCTGCTTTTCTTGATCCGTGGTCACCTTGGCTTTGCTGTTCAGCCAGGCCAGAACGTCATCCAGCGTCTTGCCGTTCTTGATGACGCCTTCCACCCACTTCGGAAGGCCTGCTGCCCAGCGATCTGCATCCCAATCAGGCTGCACAACCTCCACCGTGCCCGCGCTTGGTGGCACGGCCTGCTGGCCCATGTGCTGCAGCGTGCCATCTGCCCCCTGCAAGAAGACGTCCTGCACTTCCTCGGCGGTGGGCAGGCCCATCAGCAACTCGGGGGCGTAGATACGGCCGAAGAAAGCCGCGGTGCGGTACTGCATCATCAGGTCGGGCATGGAGCGCCACTTGCTGCCGTTCTTCCCATACCAGCCTTCGTTCACGGCCATTTCCATGGTGACCGGGGGAGACTCCAGGATGGGGATGCCGTAGTGCTTGCAGCAGCCGTAGATGCTGCCATGAGCCTTCAGGTCTTCGAGGCTGAACTGAGGTATGGACGTGCCGCGCTCGACAGCCCAAGCCACGCATCGAGCGTTCTTGATGCGCACGGTGTGCTTCTGCTCCTGTTTCTGGCGCCGGCCGTTGCCGCCCGTCACCCACTCGAACGTCGAATAGGTGGCGTCCATTTCGCCAAGCCATTCCAGGTCGAAGCGCAGGGGGGAGAATCGGCCGCAGCTGTTGATCGCGGCGATGATGAACTGACTGGACCAGCTCGGGCGGCCTTCGATGATGTGCAGGTTCTGCATCACCATCAGCGGATTGGCGCGCAGGCGCTGCGACATGTCCAAGGCGATCATGCAGTTGGCCATGGCGGCCGGGTTGTCTTCCCAAGAGGCGTTGTCGCCATAGCCTTTCTGGACGCGGGCTTGGTAGGCCGCCGGCACCATAGTGCTGCTGGCGAAGGCCTTGGCGGTGCGCTGCAGAAATTCGAAGCTGGCCATGTCGCCAAAGCCCATGGTGACGGGCAACTGGCTGGAGGCCTGCTGCATCGTGATTGCGTTGCTCATGAATACCTCGGTGGTGGAAATGAAAACGGCGCTCAGAAGGCTCCGGAAGTGAGGGCGGCCAGGCCTGCGCAGATGGCGCTCAGGCCGAGCCAGAGGAAGAGGTGGAATAGGGCGTTCATGCTTCGGCGACCTCCGGCGGCAGGATCTGGGCCAGCCTGGACAGCCAGAACTGCCCACCGGCTGGCAGGCAGCGGTTGAGCTTGTCGCCGGCCTCGCGGACCAGTTCAGCCAGCTCGTCGCGCTGCTCTGTCGTCTCGCGCAGCTGCTGGGCCAACTGCTCGTATGTCAGGGCTGGCATGGCGGCTCCTTCTCGCGGGCGCGCAGCATGGCGTCGGCCATTTCGTAGGCCTCGCTGGCCAGTGCGTCATAGGGCCAGTGGTTTTCGTGGCCGTGGTGGGCGATGTGCCCGCCGAGGAATCCCAGCATCGCCTGCGCGGCCAAGTGATCGCGCAGGCTCATGCCCGTGTGCATCTCGGTCGGCTGGGGCGCATCGTTGTCGTGGGTTGCGCCGGGGATCGGCAGGCGCACGGGGNGCACGGGACCACCGTTGGGGAAGAGGGTGCTCATGGCCGCTCCTTCAAACATTGAACTTGGGTGTCGCTGAGCCACTGCGCATGCATACCCGGGCAGAGCCAGGCTCCAGCGGCAGCGCGCTTCAGGTCGGCGGGGCTAGCGCTGTCCTGTGCTGCGTCCGCAGCGCTGCAGCCGGACATGGTCAGCACAAGGCCAATCAGCCCCAGGACAAGGCCCAGAAGCAGCGAAGCCCGCTTGAGGGCGGGCTTCTTGCGGCGAGGCAGCTGCTGGAGCTGTATCGGAGGGCGGGTATCAGGCAGCATTGATGCCCTCCGGATAACGGTTGGCGATGTGGGCCATGACGGCGGTGCGCAGCTGCAGGGCCGGCTGGCTGACCATCAGCGCGCCCAGCGCCGTGATGCTGTCGTGATCTCCGTCGGCGATGGCCTCGGCCATCATTTCGTCGAACGACATGGGCAGTCCAAACGGGCCGGGCATGCGCTCGTGGAACCAGTCCACCGGCGTCATGAAGGCCGCGGCGCGCTGCAGCTTCTGCATGGCCCGGGCCCTGTCTTCATCAGCCGCAGCGGCGCGGCGGTCCATCTCTTTCTCCCAGCGCTCCGCATCCGTGCAGGGGTTGGCGGTCATCAGCATGACGGTTCTCCAAAAGAAAACAGCCCTCTACGGGCTGCGGAACAATGGTTTACAGAGGCCTGTCGGTGCTCGACATAGACTGCCGGCCACAACTCTATGAAAGGCGCCCACATGAAAATCGCTTTCGCCATGGCCGTTGCGGCCTTTGTTCTCGGCGGCTGTGCTGTGTATGACGATGGCTACCGTGATGGGTACAAAAGCCATCCCCACGGCTGCCCGCCTGGCCAAGCCAAGAAGGGCAACTGCTGAAACCAAGAACCCGCCTCGGCGGGTTTTTGTTTTTGCGGTGCGTGGGAGCCTCCCGGGCCGCAAAAGAAAAGGCCCGCGAGCGTTGAAGCTGCGGGCCTTGGTACAAAGTGCCGATGCCTGAAAGGCGTGCCTGGGAATTAGAGAGGGAGGGAGGAGGAAACCCAGGCTCGGCGTGAAACTGTTGAACTCAGTATGGCCCGGACATGATCAGGAAAACATGTACGGGAGGTAAAAGATCGTTGGCATCAGTTGCAGAGTTGACGCTCGCAAGGGATGCCATCGTTGTCCCCGTCCATCTTCGTGTTGGGGCAGTTGCGCAAGAAGAATTTGGCCTCCTCGCAGGAGGTCATCTGCGAGCAGTGCGTGCGCCCGTCGCAGGTGTATTTGGGCGCGCTGGAGGTGCTGTTGCCCACGTCGATGCTGCGAGGCCGTGGCTCCGTCAGCAGCAGGGTGGGCGTCATGCCCGCCGTCTTTGCCTGATACGACGTGTATGCCTTCCAGGCCGCCACCGCGATCAGCACGTAAACAATGAGCCTCAGCATTGAATGCCCCTCTCTTGTTGTGATTGATATGGCGGGCATCGTATCGCAGTCGGAAATGAAGATGGCCTGCCGTATTCGCCCCGGCTTTCCCTCAACAACGGTTTGGCGGACTCTCACCGCTTGCGGGTGGGCAACTACCCGTCACGATTGGCCATCACAGATAGGGGCCGGTGCTGATCTCCGGCTTGGCGGCGTTACAAGGTACGGTTGCGACCCGTTTGTCCTATCCGCCCGAGGTTCCTTCTGTCGCATCAGCCTGCGCATTCCCTATCTGTGATGGCCCTCGTCTTTCCGAGGCGTCGGGCTGCCGGTTACGGTTCCGGCATCACTTTCGCGCGCGGCCGCACGCTACTTGGATCGTCAGGGGGTCGAGTTCCGAAAGCCTCGCCAGGGCTGTCGGTGCGGTATCAATGGGCCGCTGTCAATCCGCTCAATCGGGATTGCAGGTCACAGCGCCAAGCGCCGCTCCAGGTCCTGCAGGTTCGCGCAGTCCTGGCGCAGCTGGGTTGCCATGGCGTTGAGCCGGCGCACCAGCGGCGTGGAGGAGATGGGCGTAGCCTGCTCGCCGACCTCAGCATTGACGCAGGCCTCCTGCAGCGCCGGCTCGAGACGTCCTGTGATGCGCTTGACGGTGTTCTGCAGGTCCTGCATGCCAGCATCGATTTGGCTGAGCGCGGCTTCGACTTGGCTCTGTGGGGCCGGGGCGACTTGGAATCCTTCGTATGGAACTGGGCGCGCTGGTCCGCAGCCGGCATTGGCGATGGAATTCAGATGGTTCACGGCGGTCTCTCCTGTGGTGGTGGCGGAAACAGAAAAGGCCTCCCTCATCGAGAAGCCTCTTTTGTTTGCCCCGATGACGCTCGGGGCGGGAAGTGGTGGCGCTCTATCCGTTCTCGACGCAGAGCTTGATGAAGGGACCGAAGAAGGGATGGCCTCCTTTCTTGCCCTCCAGCAGGATCTGATCGCCCGGCCGCACGCCGGTTGCAGGCATGACGGCATCGGCTATGTGCACATCGAACCCGACGTTGCCGCTGATCAGAGTGATGTTCCAGGACCCGCTCACGAAACGGTCAATGCGCTGGACCGTCCCGCGAAGCAGAGATGGGCGGTCATTGCCGGCCAGGACGGGAGCTTCTTTTTTCTGAGGAATCTCCGGCGCGGACCCGGCCCAGCCAATGCTCTCGTCCACCCCATCTTCATCGCGCAGTGGCTTCAGCTCCTGGTCGCGGTACACAACGGTGCGCCGGTCATTTGGCCCAACGACGCGATCATCAAAGGTGAAGGTGGACAGCGGAAAGCAGATCCAATCGGCTGGGATGCTGAACTGCTCCGGAAGAGCTGGCTTCCATATGCGCAGGAGCGCTCCATTGTTTTTGGGGTACTCGAAGTCGTTGACAACGATGGCCAGGTCGCCAGGCATGCACTGCATAAACATCTCCTTTGATGCTGTAAATGTATACAGCTACTGGTTGTTTGTACAGTTATTTCCAGGCATCAAAACTGAACCCTGCTCGCAAGGCTCAGGTTTGGATTGCGGCGCGTTCTTGGCTATCCAGAGCCCAGACCCCCGGGCGTGCACCGCTGCAGATCTATCCGGCTTCCAGAGCCGTCCCTGCGTCTGCTGCGTTCTTTGCGGTCACGCAGCTCAACCTTCTCCCCTCTCGCACTCGGCCGTCTTTGGGGTCGACGGGGTCTTCGCGGTCAGGACCCAGGCGCTGTGTGCGGTGGCGGGGTCGTTGGGATGAATTCTTCCCAAATACGGGATGCAAGTCAACCCAAATTTGGGAAGTTGGTGTGAATTTTTTCCCGTAACTGGGTATGGGGGTGTGGGTCGGGGGGGCTTTTAGGCAAAGAAAAGCCCGCTGGTGCGGGCATTTGATCCAGGCTTGGCCGAATGGCTGCCGTGGAATTTACGAGGCGTCGTCCTTTTTGGAGGATTCCCACTCCTGATAGACATCGATCGCCTTCGCTTCAATCATGCCTTTCCGGCGGTCTGGCAGCGCGGCGAATTGCTGCGGCGTCAAGTCCTCGAATGGCCAAGGCGAGGCGCCTACTCCGTGCAGCGGATCAAGCTCCTCAGAGAGCAATGCCCATATAGGCAATTGGAAGGCATGCGCAATTCCTGCCAAGTGATCGACGCCCGTGTTGGCCTCGGCCTTGGTCATCCTCTCGACTACTCCCTTTGATACGCCAGAGGCAGCAGACAGTCGCACGATCGTGCCCAGGCGAGGGTTGGCCTGCATCAGGGCGCGCACGTTTTTGGCAAGGATGTGCCTTGGTTCCGAACTCATCCCACAAGTTTGCCGAAGTCGAAATCCCAGACGTGGGATTGACTTCGTCCCATATTCGGGATTATCCTCGGCAGCCATGGAACCCATCATCTCTTTCCTCAAGCGTCGTCTTCGCGAGGCAGGCGCCGCGCGCTGGGAGTTGATTGCAGCTGAGGCTGGGGTGGCGAAAACGCTGCCCCGCAAGATCGCCTGCAACGACCGCGACAACCCTGGCGTGCAGACCATCCAGCCTCTTCTGGACTACTTCCGCCTCGTCGACTTGGGCGAACGGACTCTTCCCGAGTTGCCAGCCCCAGCCCCCGCCCAGGAGCCCGGCCATGCCTGAGCCGTACCGCTTGGGCGAGGCCCAGCCGACGAGCAAAAGGTTTTCGGGGAAGCGTTGGGACCGAGGGTCGGCCTTCTTTGTAACCCTGCAGCGCAGCAGGACGCACGTCTGGGAAGGTTGCCGGCGCCCGTCAGCTTCCGTCTTGGGAGGGGTGTTGTGCCTGCCCCGCACGCCGGGCTTCTTCTGCAGTGTCCACGCGCTGAATGCCTTCCAGCAGGGCGTAGTAGGCGTCTTCGAACGTCTTGGCAACGATGCCCCGCGTGAAGTCGCTGTACTCCAACTCGATCTTCGAGAGCATTGCTCCGGCAAGAGTTGCTGTGGGCGCGATCAGTTCTTGTTTCATGTCCGCCCCTCTCGGGAATGGTTGTGTAGGAACTCCCATTCTGCGCCGGGAGGCGGCGGGCACCCCTTCGTTGCCGGCCCGCCGCAGCACCAGCAGCGCCTGCACCGCGCCCGCGAACAGCGCCGCATGGAGGCCTGGCACCAGGCCAGCCTGAACCTGCACGCTGCCATGCAGACCCTGAAGTCGCGTCAGGCCTTGATCCAGGGGCTGAGCCATGCTTAGCCGCACGATCACCCTGCGGCCTGGCGAGTCCTTCGTCACGGCCGATGGCGTCAAGGTCGAAGCGCGCATCGAGGAGCAGGAGCGCCGCGAACAGGCCTCGCTGGACGCGATCCCGCAGGCTCACGCTGCGGCGCTCCAGGCGTTCGACAACGTCAAAGAACAGATTCGGGCGCAACAGGCACTGGTGTCTGCACAACAGTCCATGACGGGCCTGTCTCTCGCTGGCCCAAGCGCGCCGCGCGCCATCTCCATCACCGATTTGGACGACCGCATCGTCATCACGGTGGGCGCCGCTGAACTGCGGCTGACCCATGAAGAGGCCACGCGCCTGTTCGCGATTGGACGCGGCGCCAACGACAAACCCCAACAGAAGGGAGGCGCCTGATGCGTGCATTCCTATGGACCGCAGCCGTCCTCATTGCCGTTGGCGTGCTGTGCCGGGCCTTTTGGCTGACCGTGCGCAGCTTCCCACCCCAGACCACAGGCAACTACGTGCTGAGCCTGATCTGCGATGTCGCGTTGCTCTGCTGGGTCGCCTACCTGCTGGCGGGCGACAGCTGTGCCTGAACACCCCCGCCGCCGCGCCAGCCCATACAGCAACGAATCCAGCTCCCTGCGGCTGACGTCCCATTCGTCCGCTTCGCAGCCCTCCACCACCACAGCCAGGACCGAGAAATGAACCAACAGCAGCCTGCCTTCGCGCGCAGTCGCAACCCTGAACTGGACCGCACTGACCTGCGCGCGACGGTCCGCAAATTCACCATGGACGTGATCGACGCCGAGGTGAACCACCGCACGCGCCACACCGACCCGAGTGCGAGCCGGAACATGGTCATCAACGAGATCCTGGAAGCGTGGGCGTCTGAGCAATGGCATAGGGCAACTATGACCGTAGCCCTAGCGCCTATCAATCCGTTGCTGCAGGAATCGGAGCAGGGCGGGGAGGGCGGCAATGTCTGAAGTCGTCAGCCTCGACCGCATCAAGGCCCTGGCGGCTGCCGCGCGTGCCGCTGGCCAGCCCATCGAACAGGCATGCCCTTGGCCCGTGGAATCGCCCGCTGGCCAGGTCTTCGCTGCCGCCTATGAAGGGCGCGCGCAGTGACTGAAGCCACCGAGAAAACCAAGCGTCCGGCGTTCCAGTTCTACCCCGCGGACTGGCGCAAGGATGTCGAGCTGCAGTCGTGCTCCATGGCCGCTCAAGGCCTGTGGATCAACGCCATGTGCATCGCACACGAGTGCGAGCCCTACGGCCACCTGATGGTCAACGGCCGCCCCATGAACACCGCGCAGCTGGGCCGCCAGGTCGGTCTTTCCGTGAAGGAATGCGAGGGCCTGGTCTCCGAACTGCTGGACGCTGGCGTAGCCCGCCGCACCGAGGAAGGGGCGTTGTTCTCCAAGCGCATGGTGCAGGACGAGACCACCCGAAACGCCCGTGCTGCTGGCGGAAAGACTGGCGCAGAGCATGGCGCGAAGGGGGCTTCCCATGGAAAGAAAGGTGGGCGCCCTGCTCAACCGAAGGGGGGTTCTGAAACCCCCCTTACTGGAAACGAAAGTACCCCCCTTCCAGGCTTCGAAGAACCCCCCCCTTCTTCTTCATCTTCTTCTTCTACTTCTCTTAATTCCGTACCTGACGGTACGGGCGGCCAAGCCGCCACCTCGCCGGGCGACATGCCCCGCGATGAGCTGTGGAAGGCGGGCAAGTCGCTGCTGGCACAGGCCGGAATGCCTGCTGCGCAGTGCGGCTCGTTCGTTGGAAAGCTGGTCAAGGACTACGGCGACGCCGTGGTGGTGGAGGCCGTGCGCGCCGCTGTGGTGGCCCGGCCAGCAGACCCCGTTTCGTACCTCAAAGCCGCGTGCCAGGGCACTGCCGGCGAACGTCGCCAGCCCAACCGCCAGGAGGCGCTGGAGACCCGCAACCGCAACGTGGCCGACGCCTGGGCGGCCGGAGGAGATGACCATGCAGGCAGCTGACCGCCCAGCCTTCGGGCAACTCGTGACCGACGTGCTGGCGTACTACCGCCAGGACGCCAGCCGCTTCGTGCTGGACCTGTGGTGGAACGCCTGCCAGGGCTTCGACCTGGAGCAGATCCGCACTGCCATGCAGCGGCACTGTACCGACCCCGAGCGCGGCCAGTTCGCCCCGAAGGTGGCCGACCTGGCGCGCATCCTGCAGGGCACTGCCACCGACCGCGCCGCGCTGGCGTGGGGCAAGGTGCACGAGGCCATGAGCTCTGTTGGCGCGTACACCGACGTCGTGTTCGATGACCCGGCCATCCATGCCGTCATCGAGGACCTGGGCGGCTGGCCCAAGGTCTGCCGGATGGACCTCAAGGAGCTGTCCTACCTGCAGCACCGCTTCACCGAGTCGCACCGGGCCTACACAGGCCGGGGCCAGTTCGAGTTCCCGCGCCGACTCATGGGCGACCGCAGCCCCGACAGCGAGTACGAGAAGCACGGCCTGCGCCTGCCGACGCCTGCACTGGTGGGCGATGCCGCCCGCGCCAAGCGCGTGTACCTGCAGGGTAACGCTGCAGGCAAGACGGCGATCAGCTACCAGCCGCTGGAGGCCATCGAGGCCGCTCCCGCTGGCCTGCTGCCCGCAGGAAGGCCTCAGGCAGTGGCATGAGCAACACCTCGAACCCCAGCGGCCGCCACGTCGCCATGTTGCAGAACCTGCGCGATGCGCTTTCCGCCGGCGCGGCGCGCGACCCGAAGCAGTGGGCACGCGACATCTTGGCCGAAGCACAGCGCGGCCGGAAGGTCTCCGCGATCCGCCTGCGCTTCGCCCGCGAGGCGCTGGGCCGGGAAGCAAACGAGCAATTTTGAGAGGAACCCCCGAGATGATCATCCCCATCCACAGTCCCGAGCTGCGCGCCCTGGGCGCCGTGCTCCTGGCCAAGGCCACACCCGGCCCCGTGATGGACGCGCTGCACTGCGCCCACATGGAGACCGAACTGGGCCATTGCATCCGCTTCGCCATCCGTGTGCTGGACAGCAAGGATCTGCCCGTGGACGTGGTCACCGTCTACGAGTTCATCCAGCAGCGCACCTGCTCCATCCGCTTTCCCGTGGGCAGCAAGCAGGCCACCCTGCAGCTGCTGGCTGAGCTGGTGCAGTACTCGGCCATGCCGGACGCCGCGCTGGCGTATTTCCTGAGCCGCGCCAATGCCAGCGAGGACGAGCTGGACGCCGAGGAGCAGCCATGGGCCTGATCCAGATGCTCAAGAACGGCGCCGTGCTGCGCTACCGCGAGGGCTTCGGGTTCTACGCCGTGAAGGCTGGCCTGCAGAGCCCGGTCGATCAAGCCCAGGCCGAGGCCGCCGTGCGCGCCGGCAAGGTCCGTCCCGAAGGCCGTGGCCCGGACAAGTTCGGCGTCTTCCACTTCGCCCTGTCGCGGGGTGCCGCATGAAGCAGCCCTCTGAACGAAACCTGCAGGTGCTGGCATTCATGCGCGAGTTCTTCGCCGCCAACGACCAGCTGCCGCCCGCTGACGCCATCGCCAAGCATTTCGGCTGGGCCTCGGCCAACGCCGCACAGGAATACATCAACTCGCTGCGTGGACACGGCCTGGTTGAGACCAATGCCTGCGGAAAGCTGCGCTTCGTCCGCGCCACCCCCAACGCCACCGAGTGAAAGCCCCATCCATGATCACCCTCACTCTCCCGTACCCCATCAGCGCGAACCGCTACTGGCAGACCCGCGTGATCCGCAAGGGCGCGACCAGCATGGCCATGACCTACGTCTCGACCGAGGCCAAGGAATTCAAGGAAAAGGTGGGCTGGCTGGCCAAGGCCGCTGGCGTGCGCAGCCCAATCGCCGGCCGCGTGGCCATCGCCTACACCCTGCACCCGCACCGGCCCCAGGACTGGGCGCGGCGGGCGAAGCGCGACCCCATGGCCTGGGACGACACCGTGCAGTGCATCGACCTGGACAACGCGCAGAAGGTGCTGCTGGACGCGCTCAAGGGCGTTGCTATCGAGGACGACCGCTGGGTGCGCAGCATCAACGCGCAGCGCGGCGAGCCGGTGGAGGGCGGCAAGCTGGTCGTGACCATCACGTCGCTGGCCGTGGCCACCGCGCCCGTGCCGGAGCAGGGCGACCTGCTGGGAGCGCTGGCATGAGTGAACACCTCACCGTCCTGCTCAAGACGCCCGAGCAGGGGCATATCGCCGTCAACGGCGCGTGGCGGCAGGTCAAAGGCTGGCTGCGCGAGGGAAAGCGCCTGGTGCTGGAGATCCGGCCTGAGTGCCGGGAGGAGCGCCACAGCCGGCACTTCCACGGCCAGATCCGCCAAATCAGCCAGCAGCTGGGGGGCGACCTGGCCAACGTGGAGGACGCCAAGCGCATCCTCATCAGCGCCTTTCGCGTGGACACGCTGGACGATGTTCAGTTTCGTGACGAGTGGGTACGCCTGGGCGAGATGCGGATGGGCCGCGGCCTGCGCGGCGAGGTCGTGATGCTGGGCGTGCCCACGAAGAAGTTCTCGAACAAGCTGGCCAAGGGCTTCGTCGAATGGCTCTATGCCTTCGGCACCGAGGCCGGCGTGGTGTTCAAACCGTGGGAGGACGAGATGCGATGAATTGCTGGCCCTGAAAAAAAGAAAGCCCGCACGTGGCGGGCCTCCCCGGACTGTTGTCCTGAGCAAGCAATAGTCTACCGGGAGAAGCCATTGACCACCAGCACCACCACGCCGCAAATCGACGACCGCACCAGCGCTGACATCATCTGGGCCACCATCCAGGACCTGCACACCCAGGGCCAGGTCTGCTCGCGCTCGGAACTGCAGGCCATCACAGGCCTGAAGATGACCATCATCGACGACCACGTCTCGCGCCTGATCGATGACGGCCGCCTGCGCCGCATTCGGGATGGTGTCTTCGCGCCAATGATGGGTCGGCCTGAGCCCGAGGCTGTGTCGATGACGGAGTTGCCCGAGGGGCTGGTGATCATTGAGGCCGGCGACCAGCAATTGCGCGTCAATGAAGCCACTGCCCGGCGCATTGCCCGCATGTTCCAGGGCTACGCTATGCAGTTTTCCAACATGCAGACCCAGCACGATATGGGCGCCATCCTGACCGAGTTCACGGTGCGCAATAGGCACCAGGCCGACGAGATCCTTGAGTTGCGCAAGGTGGTGCAGCAGCTGCAGAAGAGGGTGCAGGATGGGGATGCTGGGCAGATGTCGCTGATTGGGTGAAGTGAAACAGTATTGTTACACTGTCAACCTTTTCTCGAGAGGCTCTATGAAATCTAATGACCGAGACGCTAATGAAAATGTGGATAACATTCAAAGAGACATTGACCGCTGGAAGGGTGGGTTGACGATTGTTGGGGTATGTCTTGTTGGCGGCTATGCAATGGCATTCTTTACTTTGAAGAATTTCCCCAACTCATTAGATGCAGAAAAATGGGGGCAATTTGGAGATTTCCTTGGCGGTCTAATGAATCCTCTTGTGGCGTTTGCTGCATTTTATTGGTTAACCCGATCTGTGAAACTTCAGAAGGAAGAATTGGCGAAAGCGCATGCGCAGCTTGAAGCGTCATCTATTGCACAGAGAGATATGGTTGGTAATGGTAGAATAACAATTGAGTTGGCATCGTTGACTGCGTTGGTAAACGCTATAGATGCAGAAATAAGCCGCTGGTACAAGGCGGAAAATAAGGCTGCAGATGATTTGCACAACTATACGAAGCAGGGGCTTATGGACGCACAGGTAGGCCTAGAGGCGAGAGCGAAGAGAGATCATGCGCGGAAAGAGATTGCGAGGCTTGAAGAAGAGAGAGGGCCTTACTGCGAGAGAATGAAGGGTATTCTTCAGTCGTCTAAAAATAATATGCCGCCCCCCGCCTAGGGTTGGCCTAAAAGACACGCGCCCGGGAGACTCCGGGCATGCCATCTTCACCGCATCCCGATCAAGCCCCCAGCGCAGGGGGCGCAGCCCCCGGCCCCCGCTTCCCTGACTGGGAGCGCATCGAACACGACTTCAGGGCTGGCATCCTCTCGGTGCGAGAGATTGCAGTAGCGCACAGCATCTCCCACACCGCCATCAACAAGCGCGCCAAACGAGATGGCTGGGAGCGAGACCTCACAGCCAAGATCCACGCCAAGGCTGAAGCTGAGGTTTCCAAAAGGGCGGTTTCCAAAGAAGTTTCCAAGGAGGCCCGGGCAACCGAGCGCCAGATCGTGGAGGCCAATGCGGAGGCCATCGTCTCTGTGCGCATGGGTCATCGCACAGACATCGGGCGTGCTCGCTCGCTGGTGATGCGTCAACTGCAAGAGCTCGAACTGCAGACAGACAGGCCCGAGCTTTTCGAGGAGATCGAGCAGTTGCTGGCCACACGGCAGGAAGGAGAGGACCTTTCTCCCACCGCTCGCGCGAAGCTTCAAGAGGCCCTGAGTCGCGCCACGAGCCTTTCCAGTCGATCCAGCATCATGCGTTCGCTCGCGGAATCGCTGCGCACCGTCATTACGCTGGAACGCGAAGCCTGGGGTATCAAGGTCGATGCGCCTGAGCCTCCTGGACAGGGATTGGCTGCAATCTCCACCGCAGACCTGCAGGCAATGCGCGCGATGCTGAAAGGCGGCACTGCATGAGCCTGACGCCTGAGAAACAAGCGGCAATGCTGGTCATGGTCGAGAAGGAGCTTTCTCGCCGCAAGATCGACAGCATGTATCCGGAGACCGGCCCGCTGCGCCGGGGGCTATATGCCAAGCACCTGGAGTTCTTTCGTGCAGGAGCGGCGTACCGCGAGCGTTGCGCCATGGCTGCCAACCGGGTCGGTAAGACCGAGGGCATGGGCGGCTACGAGACTGCACTTCACCTGACTGGGCGCTACCCAGCGTGGTGGGAGGGGCGTCGCTTCGAGCATCCGGTGCAGTTCTGGGCCGCGGGCAAAACCAATGAAACCACGCGCGATATCGTGCAGCGCAAGCTGTTCGGCCCAGCGCGTGGTGCAGGTCAGGAAAAGTGCTTCGAGGGCACGGGCCTGATCTACGGCGACAGTATCGGCAAGATCAGCTGGAAGCAGGGCGTTCCCGACCTGGCAGACACGATCTTGATCAAGCATGTATCAGGCGGATGGTCGGAGCTGGGCCTGAAGTCCTATCAGCAGGGACGTGGCGGCTTCGAGGGTACGGAGCGTCATGGCGTGTGGCTGGACGAGGAGCCGCCCCTGGAGATCTACAGCGAATGCCTGATTCGAACGGCCACGACCAACGGCATCGTCTACATCACCTTCACCCCATTGGAAGGCACCACGGGCACGGTGCTGATGTTCCTTGAGCCAGAAGCCAAGGACGCGGAGGCCGTATGCCTGCAGTGACCGCCTCTCGCTACCTGGTGACCGCAGGCTGGGACGATGTTCCTCACCTCGATGCCAAGACGAAGAAGGAACTGTGGGACAGCTCTCCTGCGCACGAGCGCGAGGCCCGCGCCAAGGGCATCCCAACCCTGGGCAGCGGGCGCATCTTCCCCATCGCTGAAGAAGCTCTTCAGGTTCAGGCATTTCCCATCCCCGCCCATTGGCCTCGGCTCAACGGCATCGACTTCGGGTGGGACCACCCAACAGCTGCTGTGCAGATAGCGTGGGACCGGGACAGCGACTGCATCTATGTGACGCAGGCGCACCGCCTGCGGCAGGCCATCCCGGTGGTACATGCCTCGGTTATCAAGCCATGGGGCGCCTGGGTTCCCACTGCCTGGCCGCACGACGGTGAGCAGACCGAAAAGGGCAACGGCGAGCAGTTGGCATCTCAGTACGCTGCGGCGGGACTACTCATGCTCAAAAAGCGGGCCACGTTCGAAGACGGCACCAATGGCGTAGAGGCGGGGCTGATGGAAATGCTCGGACGCATGGAGAGCGGTCGCTTCAAGGTTTTCGCGCACCTGGGCGACTGGTTCCAGGAGTTCAAGCTCTATCACCGCAAGGACGGCAAGGTGGTCAAAAAGCTGGACGACCTGATGAGCGCCACCCGCTACGCCGTGATGATGAAGCGCAAGGCCATCGTGCGGCCGGCCCCGGCCCGCGCTGCAGCCTCGGCCTGGCAGCCACTGGACAACGAGATAGGGTACTGACATGCAAGCCACCACCAACCATGGGGGCCTGCTGGCCCAGACCGAGCAGCAGGGCGAGAACGGCGAGCCCCAGCGCGGCCTGCGCGCCGAGTTCGTCCTGACGCTCCTGTCCAAGCGCCGCGAGGCCATTGCCGGCCGTGCCGGCTCCGGCATCGAGGAGGAATGGACCGAGGACGAGGAGCACTACCAGGGCATCGACGACGCCAACCGCAGCTTCCAGAACGCCAACCAGCTGTACCGCAGCAGGAAGATGGCCATCGTGGGCGGCCAGCCCAAGCAGCAGGGCCCATCGCGCTCGGTCGTCTTCCTCAACATCACGCGCCCCTACACCGATGCGGCCAGCGCCCGCGTGGCGGACATGCTGCTGCCCACGGATGACCGGGCCTGGGAGATCAAGGCCACGCCTTTGCCGACGCTCAGCCCAGCATTGCGCCAGCGGCTGATGGATGCCATGGGCGGGATCTACAAGCAGAAGACCGTGGAGGAATTCGTCCAGGAGCAGATCCACAATGCGGCCGAAGCCGCCAAGGGCATGCAGCGCGCGATCGAGGATTCGCTGGTCGAGAGCAATTGGCATGGAGAGATGCGACAGCTGATCGAAGACTCGGCGCGCATCGGCTCCGGTGTCTTCAAAGGGCCCTATCCCGTGATGCGCACCAGCCGGATGGCAATCAAGGACTCGGTGACGCAGGCCACGCAGTTCGTCAAGTTCGATGAGATCAAACCCGGCTCCAAGCGCATTGACGCCTGGAACTTCTTCCCTGACCCAGCCTGCGGGGAGAACATCCACAACGGCAGCTACACCTGGGAGCGCGAGCACATCGGCCCGCGCCAGATCAAGGAGATGCTGGCCGACCCCAGCTACGAGACCGCCGAACTGCTGGCGGTGCTGCGCGAGGGCCCGTCCCGAACCCGCGAGGGCACGGAGGCCGTCTACCGGCCTGGCGAGAACGAGTTCGAGATGTGGATCTTCTACGGCCACTGCGCCCGCGAGCACCTGGCACGCCTGGGCGTGGAGATGGAGGAGGGCGACGAGGACCGCGTGCCCACCATGGCGGTGATGATCAACGACCGCCTGGTCAAGGTTGTGCTCAGCCCCCAGGAGGATGGCGAGTTCCCCTATGACGTGCTGGCCTGGCAGCGCCGCCCTGGCATGCCCTGGGGTGTCGGCATCAGCCGGCAGATCCGCACGGCACAGCGAATGCTCAATGGATCGGCCCGCGCCATGATGGACAACGCCGGCCTGTCGGCCTCGCCGCAGATCGTCATCGGCAACGGCATCACCCCGCAGGACAACAGCTTCTCGCTGCGCCCCGGCAAGGTCTGGCGCGCCGAAGCTGATGCGGATGCCTCCGATGTGCGCGCCGCCTTCAATGCCTTCGTGGTGCCCAGCGTGCAGGCCCCGCTGATGAACATCATCAACTTCGCCCTGAAGATGGCCGAGGACACCACGGGCATGCCAGCCATGCTGCAGGGCATCCGCGGCGATGCGCCCAACACCCTGGGCGGCATGCAGATGCAGAACAACAACGCCACCAGCGTGCTGCGGCGCCTGGCCAAGCGCTTCGACGACTACATGACCCGGCCCCACATCCAGCGGTACTTCGACTGGATGATGACCTACTCGGACGACGAGAGCATCAAGGGCGACTTCCAGATCGACGTGCGCGCCAGCTCGGCCCTGGTGGAGCGGGACGCCCAGCAGCAGTTCCTGATGACGCTGCTGCAGGTGTCGGCCAATCCCATCTACGAACTGGACCCAGCCAAGCTGGCAGCCGAGCTGTGCAAGGGCCAGCGCCTGGACCCGGCCAACTTCCAACTCACGGATCAACAGAAGGCGCAGCGTGCCCAGCAGGGCCAGGACCCGACGCTGCAGGCCAAGGCCAAGCTGCTGGAGGCCCAGGCAGGCAAGACCGATGCAGAGGCGGGCAGGGCGCGTGCACAGACCGTGGGCGTGAACGTGGACACCTTGTACAGCGGCACCCAGGCCGCCCAGGTCCTCGCTCTGAACCCCGGCGCGGCGCCAGTCGCCGACGGGCTGCTGCGCTCGGGAGGCTATGTCGACCAGGACGCAGCGCCCATCGTGCCGCAGCCCTCGGGCTGGATCACACCCCAGGAGCAGCCTGATCCTGGCGCCATGCCCAACAACACCGACCCGCTGACGCCGCTGCGCCCTGATAGCCCGCTGCTGGGCGTGCGCCAGGGCATCGAGACGCCGGCCGCTGACGGCGCGCGGGGCTGACCCCCGGCCAGGGTTCGTCAGAGGCGCGGCTTCCCGGAACACTGGCCTCCATGAACCAGGGCATCGACTTCACCTCACCGACATGGCGCGCCATCGAGCGCCATGCCAACGCGCAGATCGACACCCTGCGCAAGAAGAACGACAGCCCAACCATGGACGCGCTGCGCACCGCCGAACTGCGTGGGCGCATCGCGGCCTGGAAAGAACTGCTTGCGCTGGCCCCGTCAGCCCAGGCACAACCCGCCGACGCTGGTGGCGAAAGCTACTGACCTTGGCATGACACACAGGAGTGCATGACGCATGGATCCGCAACAACAGCAGGAACAGGCGCAAGAGCGGGCAGCTTTCGAGCAGGCCTTTGCCAGCGTGACCGGAACGGAGCCGCCGCCGCCCCCCGCCGCAGCATCTTCGGATGCATCGGCCGAGGCTGGCGCAGCGCCCGCGCCGGCACCTGCAGAAGCCACCGCACCAACGCCCGCAGCCGCAGCGCCCCAGGCCAGCGTTGCACCACAGGACGGCTCCGATGCGCCGCCCGCACCCGAGGGGCAGCAAGCCCAGCCGGTGCAGGCAGCAGTCGATGACGACCCCGTGGTGTTCGAGGGCTACAAGCAAAGCGAGCTCAAACGCCTGCTGGGAAGTGTTGCCAAGGTGGAAACGCTCGAGCAGCAACTGCGCAAGGCCAACGGGAAGATCGGCGAGCTCAACAGCCGCATCCAAGCCCCGGCGCCCGCGCCAACTCCGACGCCAGCCCCGGCGCCCGAGTTGCCTCCGGAGCTCAAGCAGCTGGAGCAGGACTACCCCGATGTCGTGCAGCTGGTACGCCACATGGTCGCAGGCCAGCAACCCCGCCAGGAAGCCCCGCCGGCTGAAGTGCAGCAACCCGTGGCCACGGGCGGCGCACATGCAGCTCAGGCCGAGCTCGACCCCATGGTGGTGGAGATGGCAGTGCTGGACCGCACAAACGCAGGTTGGCGCGAAAAGATCGACTCACAGGAATTCAACCTGTGGCTGACCTCCCAGGGAGAGCAGGTGCAGCAGGAGTTCGCCGAAGTGGCCACGGCCGACGGCATGGGCTCCTTGCTGGGCAAGTACGACGCATGGACCAACGCCCGCGCCACCGCCGCCGACAAGGCCGCGAAGGGGCAGGCACGGCTCAAGGCCGCCGTCACGCCCACAGGCAACGCACAGCGCCCCCAGGCCGCGCCGACCGAACAGGAAGCATTCATTGCCGGCTTCAAGTCGGTGGTTGGCCGATAAGGCCGAAAGGAGAACATCGTGACTTTCACGACCGGAAATCCCGCCGAGCGAATCGGCAAACTCAAGGGTGAGATCCTGGGCCACGCCGTCGGCGTCGAAGTCCTGGGTATCACGGGCAAGCAGAGCGCCATGCCGCGCAATGTGGGCCAGACCATCGTCTATCGCCGCTACCTGCCCTACGGTGCCACGGCAACGGACTTCAACACCATCAACCGCCCTCTGGTGAGCGTCAATGCCCACGAGCTGCAAGAAGGTGTGACGCCCTCGGCCGACTCCCTTGTGCCGCAGGACATCGAGGTGAAGCTGCGCGAGTTCGGCTGCCTGTACCAGCTGACCAACCGTGTGGCCGATACCTACGAGGACGACGTGCCCGCTGAAATGAAGAAGCAGTGCGGCGAGCGTGTGGGCCTGCTGCGCGAGATGATCCGCTACGGCGTGATCAAGAGCTGCGCCAACGCCTTCTATTCGGGCGGCTCCTCGCGCAATGCCGTCAGCGGGAAGATCACCTCGAACCTGCTGCGCAAGATCAGCCGCAACCTGCAGGCCAACCACTCCAAGCGAGTGACGGGCATTCTGGCTCCGTCGGCCAACATCAGCACGTCGCCTGTCGAGGCCTCGTATCTGGTGTTCGTGCACACCGATGCCGACTCCGATGTGCGTGATCTGCCCAAGTTCACGCCCGTGGCCGAGTACGGCAGCCGCAAGGTAGTGAGCCAGTACGAGCTGGGCAGCGTGGAGAACTTCCGCTTCATCACTTCTCCCGAGCTGGCTCCCTACGCCAACGCTGGCGCGGCCATCGGCAGCACCGGCCTCATGGGCGGCACCAATGTGGACGTCTACCCGTTCATCGTGGTGGGCGAAGACGCATGGGGCCAAGTGGCTCTGCGCGGGGACAACGCGCTGGACCCCACCTACATCCCGGCCGGCCAGAAGGACAAGAGCGACCCGCTGGGCCAGCGCGGCTACGTGGGCACGCGGTTCTACATGAACTGCACGCTGCTCAACGAGGGCTGGATGGCGGTGGCCGAGGCCGGCGTCTCTGCGCTGACCTGAAGCCACGGCGGCGCGAAAGCGCTCCCGCTTCCAACCCATTGAACCGACAAGGAGCACATCATGGCTGACAACGTTGCGGGCCAGACCCGCACCCGCTCGGACGACCAAGGCACGCCTGGCTTTGCCCAGGGCAAGGTCGTCTTGGACGCCACCACCATCGTGGCCGGTGACGATCTCTTCTTCCCTGTGGGCTTCAAGCCGCGCTATGTGCGGCTGCAAAGCTCCAGCGGCGTCTGCATCGAATGGTATGCAGGCATGGCAGAGAACTCGGCCTTCAAGGCTGCTGCTGACGGCGCACGCACGCTGTCCGCATCGGCTGGCGTGAAGACCGACCCGCGCGGCTTCCGCGTTTCCCAGAACGCCACCTTGGCGGCCGTGGTGGCGTCCCAGACGCTGTACTACGTCGCCCAGGTCTGAACCAAAGCCCGGCCCCGCGCCGGGCGCAACCCCTCATTTCAGGAGAAACGCATGGCACGCAACACCACCGCAGTGGATGCAACCAACCAATACCTCGGCAAGGAGTCCACGGTCCAGATCGGCGAGATCGGCCAGGGCGACGTCGAGGTCGTCGACAAGCCGCTGCCCTCTGGTGCGCTGGAGCTCGAAGCCTTCATGAACGAACCCGTCACGGTCATGGTCTACGAGTCCACCGACGAGAACGACATGGACATGGTGCTGGTGGGCGTGAATGGCGTTTCCCAATACTTTCGCCGCGGCGTGGCCCAGACCGTGAAGCGCAAGTTCGTGGAGCGTCTGGCACGCGCCAAGCGCACCGACTTCGATCAGAAGCTCGATGACCGTCTGGGTGAGGCCATGAACAACCTGCGTCAGCGCCACGGCCTGCGCTACCCCTTCACCGTCGTCGAAGACCGCAACCCCCGTGGCGGCGCGTGGCTGAAGGGCGTGCTGGCTGAAACCCAGTAATCGAACCGAGGCCCGCCATGAACCTCCAGGAGATGATCCAGCTGTATCGAGCCCAGGCCGACGATGCCGACCCCGATCCGCTGTGCCGGGACCCGATCCTGACGATCTACGCCAACGAGGCCCAGGAGGAGGCGTGCCGCCGCGCCCAACTGCTGCGCGATTCCACCTCTCCCATGTGCAAGGTGGCCTTCGCGGCGGGCGACGAGTCCGTGGCCCTGGCCCCTCAGGTGGTGCGCGTGCTGCGCGCCTTCGTGGCCGGCCAGGCCGTGGAAGTGCTCAACGTGGAAGAGATGGACTGCGCCATGCCGGGCTGGCAGTTCCAGGAGCGCCAGGACGTGCCGCAGCGCTTGATCACCGGCATGACCACGGGCCGGCTGCACCTGTGGCCCACGCCTGCGGCGGCTGGCGAGATCCGGCTGACCGTGCAGCGGCTGCCCCTCAAGCCCCTGCGCTGCGACATCGACAAGCCCGAGATCCGCCCGGAGCTGCACAAGGCCCTGGTCGAATGGATGCTCTACCGGGCCTACAGCACCCAGGACACCGAGCTGTACAACGATGCCAAGGCTGCTGTCTGCCTGCGCCGCTTCGAGGAAGAGTTCGGGCGCAAGGCCAGCGGGCGCAATGAAGAATGGGTGCGGTCGCGCGAGGTGGCTGTGCCGGGGCCGCTGGCTTGAACGGCCCGGGGCACGATGTGTCGGAGAGTCAGGCCAGTCCGAACTTCAACTCCAGTGCGGCTACGCTGGGTGCAGCAGCTTTGATGGCGGGCTTGCGGATCTGCTGGCCGTGAAGTTCTCCATACACGGTGTCGAGCAGCTTCTCATCGAGTTCGATTTCTCCTGCTGTGGTGATCTTGAGCTGGCCCAAATCGAAGAGCGTGTGTATGTCTGCCCGAAGCAGCAGGCCGTTCTGAACGGTGTTGGACTCTTTGCCGAGATATGGCGCAATGTGGGCTGCCTCAAGTACAGCCTCGACCTCGCAGCCGGTCACGGCACAACGGTTGTCGTAGGCCTCAAGTAGCTGCTTTCGGAACTTGGGCTGTCCTTGCCGACGCACCACTTCGCGAAGCACCTTCTGGCGACCATCAACCAAGTCTTTGGGGGCGAAAGGTGGGGCGGAGTCAGCTTCCGACTTGGCTTTTGCGATTTCCTGTTCAGCTGGTGTGGCTGGCAGTGCTTGGCCGAACACTGCTTGGGTGAAGGAATTCAGCGAGCCATAGTCTTTCAGGATGTTGCGCACCTTTTCATCCGAGATGCGCGTGTAGCCACGGTAGCCCTTGCTCAGATACTTGAGGAGCGTTTCATCAAGAACGCCCTTTGCGATGGACTTCGGCGGAGTCAACACGTACATATTTTCCCACGTGGCTCCCTCATCGTCGGCTCCCCAGATTCGGTTTGCCAGTTCCGGGTCGTTGAATTTGCCGACGACAGTTGATAGAAAGTGGTACTGGTTGTCGAAGACCGTAAGCACCAAGTCTCCTGGGTGCATCGCTTCCCACGTGCGTTTGTTGACCGGTCCAGGAACTGCCCCCCAAGCATGAAAGCCGTTTTGGCCAGGAAGGAGCGATTGGTAGTAGTGGGTCTGCTCCGGACCCAGCGCATCCTTCATCCACTCGAATGGCACCGGTTTCAGAATGGAATCAGCCAAGTGCTTGCGGGCATTCTTGTCGCCCGCAGTAAAAATGAAAATCTGGCGCATAGATCAATAGTCGGAGTACTTCTCGGATTTGCCCTTCACCACGCTGGCAGGGTATTTGGCATCGTTCAGCTTGAGTTTCGCCTCGGCCGCCTGTAGCGGGTCAATGCCCGTCACGGAGCAAAAGCGCATGAGATAGATGAACACATCGGCCACCTCGTGCGCTACGGCCTCTTTCTTGGCGTCGGAAAGGGCAGCAAAGCCTTCGGCCCCGTCTTGCCACTGGAAGATCTCCATCAGCTCGGAGGCTTCCACGCTCAAAGCCATGGTCAGGTTCTTTGGCGTGTGGTACTTGCCCCAGTCTCTGACTTCAGAAAACTGGTCGATCTGGTGGCGCAGCGCTGCGAGCTTGTCCGCCGGGGTGTTGCTGGTGGTCATGTTGGGATCCTCTGGGTCGAGCCTACCATGCTGTTACATCTGCGTAGGAGGCTGGAGAGCGGACGCGAGCACCCCTGCAGGGATTTGACCGTTGGAGACCGTCCTGGAGACTGGCGATACCCAATTGAAGAGGAGTCCTATGACCGCCGTCAAAGAAATGTATGCAGCCGTCCAGACCACAAACTTCATCGCCCGCCCTGGCCAGGACATCCCGGAGCACCTGGAGTTGCTGGACATTGAGATCGCGCACTAGGTGTTCGGCCTGTCCCGCGAAGCCATCGACGCCTGGCCCTGGGGTGCGCCGTTCTTCTCCAGCGACCGGACAGCGGCTGCCGATGTGGTGGGCCGGATGCTGACGGGCCCTGACCGCCAGGCCTTCGAGCATGAGCTGGAGCAGGCCGCCCGGCATTGGGGCTGGGGTTCCACGCCGGATCACGCCGGCACGGCCACCTTGCTGCTGGTGCTGACGCCGGACGAGATCTGCAGGGCCGCGCTCAAGGCTCTCCAGCAATCTTGCCGTGCAGAACCGTCTTGATTGGAAGCAGTCGGTGTAGGGGATTAGTTCTTGCGAATTAAGTCAAGCAAATACTTGAAATTCTCGTCCGAATCGTTACTTTTCCAACGATTTGCGAACTTGGCAACAATTTGAAGGTTTGCGGGCTCGTAGTGCTTTTCAGAGTCAATGCGATCTAGTGATGGCGCCAAATCGCTTGTTGAGTCTGCTGGGTCAAGAGGTACTCTGGTTAGCGCGCAACGGAGCTGATCGGTTGATAGTAGAGAGCGCAATTTATCTCGGAACTGTTCTTCCGAACTGAATGAAAACTGCTTGTCCTTCGCTGTTGCGATGGACGTAGATCCGCTTTGTTCACAAGTCTGTTGAACAGTCCTGAACATACGATCTATCGTTTGCTCTATCGCGACTGTCCCCAGGGTGGCTTCCTTGGAGATCATGTGCTCAGCGTGACTGTGGAGGTTCCAGGGTTGCCCGTTTATCGGTAGAGAAAGCTGCTCCTGAAGCCGACACACGAACGTCAGAGCTCCATCCAAAGTCAAGCCGATCCGGAAGTGCTCTTGCTGTCGTGTCTGATTTTTGAGGTGGTTCTTGGATGGAAGATTTTCCAAATCTCTTTGAGCCTCAAGCCATTTCCGAATTTTTTCTAACTGCTTTTTATCTTGGTAGGGCCATGCCAATGGTATTGGGTCGATTGATATTTCTATGTCATTTCCTGGGGTAAGAAGGTTCTTGTAAATGGAAATTGCCCATTTTTTTCCGCTCTTTGCAGGAACCATAGAGTGAGAGATATATCTTCCATCATCAAGCTGGCTGGCGTGGCCCAGCTTTAGTCTTGTGCCGGCAATAAGCACTTTTACAAGCTTGTCGAGATCCTCATTTGTGGCTTTGGTATTCACGATTTATCGCCTCCTCTGTGGGTTGTAGATGAGATGGCAGAACCTCACTGCCCCCTCCAGGGTTTGAGTCTTTCCTTTTAGCAAACGAAACTGCCACAAGCAACTCCGCAAGGAAAAATCATGGCCACCAATCCTTTCCTCGAAGAAGCCCGCCGACGTGACGCTCTGGTGGGCCAGATCCCAACCGGCGGCCAGCGGCAGGCCCCGGCAGCTGATGGCTCGCAAGGCAACCCCTTCAATACAGAGCTTGGCCGCAATGCAATGAACACCATGGCGGCGCTGCCCGGCGCAACTGGCTTGGCTGCGCGTGCAGGCTGGACAGCTGGGGCCGCACGCGGTGCTGGTGGCGCACTGTCCACCGAGCGCGTGATTCCTGCAGCGTGGGAGGTCGTGCAAGATGGCGGCGCCGTGGCGAAGGCCGCCGACAGCGGGGGCGTACTGACGCGCGCCGCAAACATGGCTGTTCAGCAGCCTGCGCTCGCTGGCAATGCACCATCCATGCTCCCTGCTATCGCTTCCAACCCGCTCGTTCGGCGAGCGATGGGCGAGGTGGGCGAGGCCGCGCCCCAAATGGCCCGGGCCTCGCGCGGTCCAGTTCCATGGGCTGACGTTGTGCCGCCTCAAGCGCTGAGTGCGCCCCAGGCCGGACAGGCACTGAGCGGCGCCGCCAGCCTCAATCCCTTGATGCGCTATGCAGCAATGGCCGCAGGCGCAGGCGGCGCGTTGACCGCAGCCACGGCACTCGACGGGCAGGGTGGGGATGCAGGCGCGCCTGTGGGCGCCGCTCAAGCTGCGCAGATTCAGAGGCAGGGGCTCGCAGCTGCAGCTCTGTCACAGCCCCCGGTGCCGAGCGCCGCGACGGCCGCGAACGTGATCCGGGACGGTAGCAGCTACACGGGGCCAGCCAACATCGCTGGAGATATCACGGTCAACGGCTCCGCGCCGCGTGGCTCTGTCACGACGCTGCCGGCCGGCGCCACACCCTCTGGCTTCGGTGGCCCCCTGGTCCAGGCCGCAGGCATCAGACCCTGGGGTAGCGACCGGCCCGGCTTCAGCATCATGGACAACCCCCTTGTGGCGCGTGCGCTGGGCAACGGACCCAGCGCGCAGAACCTGGGTGCCGCAGACAACCTGGCCGCGCAGGGCAATATCGAATCCATGGCCCGCCTGCGTGCTTCGAGCCAGATCGCCTCGCCCGGCCCCGGCCCGTCCATGAGCTTGTCCGGTGGCTCCCTCGGCTTCCGACGTGCCCCGAGCATCGTGGCCTCCGAGCTGGGCGCTCAGCGTGGCTTTGACCGTGCAGTGGGCCGTGACCCGGCATCGTTGCAACGTGCTGCGGCTCTTCAGCAGACGCTACTGGAGCAGCAGGGCGCAAACGCTCGTCAGGCCATGAGCAGCAACGCCACGCTGGGAGCCGCTGGCCTCAGGGCTTCGGCCGGGCGGGCCGCTCCCGCCGGCTACCGCTACACCGCATCCGGGAATTTGCAGGCGATCCCGGGCGGCCCTGCAGACCAGGAAGCCAAGGATGCATCCAAGCCTCTCAATGATGTCCAGGCGAAGGCACTGCAGTTCGGTGCGCGTATGCAGACGGCGAGCCAGAACCTGGAGCAGTTGGCGGGCCGTGGTGTAGATCGGCCGGGAGACATCAAACGCGCGGCGGATGCAATCGGGCTGGGTGCCGCTGCGAACTGGACACAGAGTCCGGAGCAGCAGCAGGTCGAGCAGAGCCAGCGCGACTATGTGAATGCAGTCCTTCGCCGAGAGTCTGGTGCCGCCATTGCCGATCACGAATTCGACAACGCGCGAAAGCAATATTTCCCTCAGATCGGTGACTCGCCTGAAGTCATCGCGCAAAAGAGGCGCAACCGAGAGATCGCCACCGCCGGTGTTCTGGCCGAGGTGCCGAATGCAGAGCGCCGCATCGGCCAGGTCGTTGGGGCAGCGTCTGGGCCAGCTGCTGCTGCGCCAGCTCCTGCTGCAGCGCGAGCTGTGACTCGCACGGGCATGATCGACGGCCGCAGGGTCGCCCAATACAGTGACGGGAGCGTGGAATATGCAGATTGACCCGAACAAGGTGACTTGGGATGACGCCGCGCCTTTTCCCGCCCCGGCTCCCGCGGCTCCTGCGCCGCAATCGCGTAATGACCCAGCCATGGTTCCGTGGGATGCGCCCAACCCTGCAGCAGGTGCGGCGGCCAGCCCCAAGGCGCTGGCTCCAACCATAGACCCATCGCGCGTTCAGTGGGATGCGCCTGCGCCAGAGGCAGCTCCTGCCGCACCGCAGCCGCGCAGCTTTGGCCAGGAGGCTGGGCGGCAGTTGGGCTTGACGGCACGCCATGCCATCAACGGGGTGGCCGCTTTGCCTGCGATGGCCGCCGACGCAGTGGGCGGCCTGGCCAATGCTGGCTTGGACCTGGTGCGGGGCGAGGGCAATGGTTTCCGCTTTCCCAAACAAGCCGATGCCCTGAATAGCGCCCTGACGCACGCAGGCCTTCCGCAGCCCGAGAATGCGCTGGAGCGAGTCGTCGGCGACGCCACCTCTGCCGTCGCCGGCGCTGGTGGCACGATAGCGCTGGGCGCAAAGCTGGCAGGCAATGCGACCTCAGGCGTGACTCAGGCAGTGGGCAATGCCCTGGCGGCAGAGCCCGTGCTTCAGGCTGCGAGCGCAGCTGCGGGTGCTGGCGCATCGGGAGCCGCCAGAGAGGCTGGAGGCGGCGAGGGTGCGCAGCTGGCGGCCGGCTTGTTGGGGACGGTGGCACCAGCCGTAGCCACTGCCCCCATGAGACGTGTCTTGGCGCCCGAGGGTACTCAGTTGCGTGCGGCAGCTCAGCAAATGCATGACACGGGATATGTAATACCGCCTGCAGAACTTACCTCTGGGCCTGTGACCTCAACGCTGTCCGCCATTGGCGGTCAAGTGAAAATGAACCAGGCCGCGTCGGCTCGTAACCAGACCCTATCAGACAAGCTTGCGCGTCGTTCTGTGGGTTTGGGTGAAGATGCCGAGCTGAGTGTGGATACGCTGGAGGGAATCCGTCGCAACGCAGCTGCTGCTTATGAGCCTGTGGCCGCCTCTGGCACCGTGACACCCGGGCGGGCCTATGCGAGTGCACTGGATCGCGCTCTGGCGCCGTTCACCCAGCAATCCAAGAGCTTCCCAGGGACGCGCGAGCCTCAGGTGGTGGCTGACCTCCAGGCGCTGCGCTCACCGCAGTTCGATGCAGGCGATGCCATGACTATGATTCGCTCTATGCGGGAGTCCGCTGACCGAGCGTATCGATCCGGCGAGAACATGGCCGGCAAGGCCTACCGCCAGGGCGCCGCTGCGTTGGAAGATGCGCTGGAAGGGCACCTCAAGCAAATGGGCCAGCCTGCTGCAGAGATCCTGGAAGGATTCCGGGATGCTCGGCAATTGATCGCGAAAACCTACTCTGTTCAGTCTGCGCTCACGCGTTCAGGATCAATTGACGCATTGAAGCTCGGCGCAGCTCTATCGAAGGGCAGACCATTGTCCGGAGAGCTGAGAACTATTGCCGAAGCGGGGCGCGCGTTTCCTCGCGCAATGCAGGCGCTCAAGGAGGGGCCGAAGGCGAACAGCGCCCTTGACGCTGTCACTGCACTGGGCACCGGATTGGTCACAGGTAGTCCGCTGGCGCTGGGCATGCTGGCGGCAAGGCCAACCGCCAGAAGCATTCTGCTCTCAGGAGTGCAGCAACGTCAGGCCATCAAAGACGCAGGTATGTCCACCCAGAGAGTGCCCGACTCAGCAGGAGCCATAGCCGCCCAAGGTGCAGCACGGACAGGAGACGGGGAGCCGCCATCTGACCGCCTTTACCGAAACCAGATGGAGGCGGCCTACGACGCCCGGGCCGCGGGCCGACGGGTTGTGCCCGTGCAAGGCGGTTGGGTCGTGCGGTAGCGGCTCAGCCCGGGAGCTTGTCCAGCAGGCAGGTGGCCATGTTGGCGGCCAGGGCGGGGCCTGCGTGTAGAAGCTCGAAAAGGAGGAGCGAGTGTCGAATGGGTGGAGAGTGGCACTGTGTATGCTTGCATGGGCAAACGTTTCGTTTGCAGCACAGCAAAACTTCGCTTAGGGGGAAGGTCAGTGGCCAACGAACATGGTGTTGAAAACGGTCAGATTTTTTCTATCAATTATCTGAGACCTGCCGAGCCGGTATCTGATTCCATTCGATTTAGAGTGCGCCTTGGTCACTTTATTGCGGAATATGCTTCAGACGATTATTCTGAATTGGGTCGTTACATCGGAAGAAATCTCGGAGTTAGGATCCCACTTCAGGGCGCATACTCATTCAAAGAGTGGTTTGAGAAAGCCAAGTTAAGAGATGTTCTTGATGTGATCACCATCGTATGGCGCTTTTACGACTATCGATCAAAACCCATACCTGGTTTTAGACGGCAAGATAACGTCATGGAGAAACATCGAAATATCTGGCACAAAACTGTTAGCAGCTCTTTCTGGGATGAGGCATTAGCGTACAGGCTGGATAACAAATGCGGTGTTCACTATTTGGTGGATCAAGAGTTCGAGTTTGTGAGAGCTGCTAGCGTAACTGCGCTTGGAGAAGCTAGATATAGGAATGTGCATGACGCTTTGGATAAGGCATATGCATTTCTTGATAGAGAAATTATTGATACAAAGTCCTCCGCAAGATCGGCATTTGAGGCTTTGGAGATTTTGGCGAAGCTAATATATCCTGAAGCTCAAAGCCTTGGGAAAAAGATGATAATTGAGAGATTGAAGCCCCTTGTCTTGCAAGATAGCGTAGATGCTCCTCATGAAAAAATGGCTGGGGCAATACTTGATTCTTTGGCTGAATTTGTAAACGGAGTTCATTACTACCGCCACGGTCAGCCGGAAGAAAATATCGTAGAGCCCCCGTTGAACGTCGCGGTGTACATCCTTTCTCAAGTCTCGAACGCGATTCGGTTCTTAATACCTGTAGATAAGAAAATTCAGGCCAGCCGCACAAACTGACGATTGTGTGTCTCCTCTTGCATAGTGCGCTGGCACCCGCCCAAGGTTCGCTCAGTATGCGGTGTGAAGGGACACTGGAGGCATGGCTCAATACACCTTCCTGATGTCCCTTCTATCGCTGCTCGTGGCTTTACTAGCAGTGGCGATGTCTGTTCGGTCATGGCTTGCGGAGCGCCGTTCCCATGCAAAGGATTTGGCTGACGCAGTCGCCATGAGAGCGGTTGCGCCGCAACTCGGTGCAGCTATTGCTGAATCAACAGAAAAACTAGGCGAATCATTGGCAACGCTTCAGAGCATCTCAATGCGTCATGAAACCGTGGCAGAGATGCACGGTTCCGCAGCACGCGCCTATCTCAACGAGGTCACTGCTCGTCGGGCATAGGGGGCATAAGTTGTGCAGTCTCTTTCTTTATCTGCTCGAAGGCCTGTCTGTCGTTCACGAGAAAGAATGGGCTGACCTGCAGCCCTGCAAGGATAGCATCCGCGGCTGAGATGATTTCCTTAGGATTTTTAGCGGATAGTCCAATTGCACGAATCATTGTGCTAAGCGCAATGATCCGTGCAGTGTCTTCGGCTCCCATTTTCTCTTGTTTGGTAATTAGCAAAGTTAGCTCATCTAGGAGTTTCTCTAACGCCTGGAACTTCTGGCGATGCTCCTCTATTAACTGCGTATGCCTATTGACGACCTCAACTAATTTCCTGTAATGCTGGCTGTTTATGCTCTCTTGCTGTCCTTGCTGCTGATCGTCCATGCTCTCTCCCATTGAAGTGGAAACGACATGGTAACTTGGGCGCGACATGTGGCTGCCATGGCCTACTCAACCCGCCCTGCGCGGGCTTCGTCGTTTCTGGACCCAGCCCTGCGCCAGAAGCTCATCACGTGCGTTCGCCTGCAGTCCAGTTCTGATTGGGGCACAGCATTTCGGCAGCTGCGGCTGATGGCGAAGCTTCTGTCGCCGGTGCGGCAATGGCTGCGGCTCGCAGTTGCCAAGGCAGGGTGCGGTGCTGCTTCGCCATGAGCCAAATCGCCGCAGCTATCGCAAGCGCTCCCAAAATAAGCAGGGCCAGTGCTCCCGTAGGCGACCACTGGGGTTGTTGGTCGCTGTCCTGGCCCGGCTTGCACTCATCCATGTGGACCCTCTGCCGAATTGGCAACGGCAGAAGTTATTGATACTCGCATGTCATTACACCTCGATTGGTTAAATGTGAGCGCATGCTACCGTTCTTTCGGGTCTTGTACCAATATGTATCTTCTCCCAGGCTGTGAGGCTGTACAGGCGGCAATCAGCATGCCCACCCAGCCTAGGCCAACCCCTACCTCGTCATCTCGTTTTGGACGGCACAGGTGCGGTACAACAGGTTCAGAGTTTCTTTCGCTCAGTATTTCTTCAGGGTGCAGCCATGCCAGATTCCATCCACGCCCCGTGCCCCTTATGCAACCTCCAGTGCACTGCCTACCTCGAAGACTATGGAAAGTGGATGCACTTTTCCTGCCGCTGTTGTCGCGAGCTGAAGGTGAACAAGATGGTGATCAGCAAGCTCCGCGCTGAATCCGTCGAGGTGCGCGAGCAGCTGTCGCAGCAGGCTCGAGCGTTGGGAGAGGGCGAATACCTCCACATCGCTGCAACGGATCAGGGCTCGTTGCAGCCCAGAGGGCAGTCTGCCTGGACGGCTGAGGTGCGGACGCGGCCGGTTTGAGGCTATCGTCCCAGCACGTGCTTTCCGTGCCACCATCGCGCCATGATTCCAGCACCTCTCCTTCAGTTCACCGACGTTCGCACTCGCGTCTTCAACGGGAAGACGCTCATCGGCCTCAAGCACACGGCCAAGACTGCCTCAGGGCTTGATATTGCAACCACCTGGGTCGATATGCCTCCTGAAGATGTCGAGCGGCTGATCAAGACGCTGCAGGACACGCTGGCCGAGTTGGGCCGCGAGTAGCCGGGCGCGCCGGCCTCATCCACAAGCCCCGCAAGCCGGGGCTTTTTCACGCCCCCGCCCAGGGTTCGCGCCCCAGCCCCTGCGTGGGAACACTGGGGGCAAAGAAAAAGCCCGCTGGGCGGGCTTGAGGGCGTCTGAGGCCGGTTCGCTCCACAAGACGTGGTCAAGGTTGTATGCGTTTTCGTCATCGATCCCGGAAGTAGAAGTAAGCGCAGCCCAAGATAACTGCCGCAGTACCTCCTATCGCCTTGCCAAGGGCCCAAAATACAAGCCCTAGTCCAATGACTGCCGCAGCCAGAATCAGTATTCCGTAGAGTGAGATAAAGGCATCCTTCCAATGCCTTTTCGCCATCTCATGCTTTTCCGCTTCGCGGAGCAAACGTTGCGACTCGGAAAGGCTCATGGGAGGGCGATGCTTGTAGGCCATGGGCGACATGCTACCGTACCACCTCCAGACCAGTCCAATCCACTGCTTGGCTGGGGCGAGCATGCCGCCCTCCATGCGCTTCGCCGCCAAGAACAACATGCCCTCCAGCTCCGAACGCTTCACGGCGTGCTCCAGGCACAGGCCCTCACGCAGGAGCCGGCCTCGAACTGCCTCCAGTGCCTGTCCCCATGGCCGCGCCGGTCGGATCTCCCCAGTCTTCATACACAAGATTTCTTCGGCAACGTAGGCGGCGATCTCATCCGCTTCCTGCTGATGGCTCAGGCAGTACCGCCCCGCATCATCGACATAGGTGTGCTGGACGTGCTGCTGGATCTTCCGCAGACCCGGGTCGCCGGCCTGCACACCGAGCCTGATGTGGCGCATGAAATGGGGCCACTCTGCACCCAGCAGTGCGCGCAGACCATAGTGCCCGACGGCCTCGTGCACCATGGTCTGAGCGAGGGAGTCGGGTGCCTGGCTGGCCACGACGTGCACCTCGCCGCGCCAGTGCAGGCCGCGCGCGTCGTCAGGGGCGTTGAAGGGAAGATGGCGGGCCGTCGGTGCAATGCTGACCTTCGGGCCATCGCGCCATTGGGACGTGAACCAGGAGACGGTAGCTGAGGCGCGGCTGGCACGGGAGGCGATGGGATGCGAGTGCATTTCAAAGAGAAGGCCCGCTAAGCGGGCCTGGGTTCAGTGTGAGGAGGTCGGCCGGAGGTGTTCGAGCTGTCGCAACACCGGCTCGTATCCACTGCTTGCAATGGCTAGGAGCCGTCCGAAGCGGCATTGCCTGCTGAACATGTTCTCGCAGAGAACCATCACGGCCTTGAGTTGCCGCCAGCCCTGCAGCAGGTCTTCTACGGTCGGTGATGAGCGGCGTAGTGCTTGTACCGAGTGCAGGGCGAGTTGGACTGAAAGCAGTACATCGGATTCGTGCTCTTCCCATTCCTCATCGACACCGTAGGCTTCCACTGTAGCCATCAGGTCCTTCTCGGCCATGGCCAGTGCCATGCCCATCAATTGCTCGACGGTAGGGCTCTCTGGTCCGGATGGTGCGATTTGGGGCTTGGCAGTATCATTCATGCCGTGATCTTTCTTGCGTAAGGAATTCACACCCTGACGCCTCAACGAGTTCCAGTCGTTGGGGCGTCGCCTTTTGTGGAGCTGACTCCACTGACCATCCCCTTCTTGCGAAGAGGATGGCCGCTGTTTTCAGCCCATGTCGTACCTGGCCTTGCCCGACCGCAGCGCTCCGCGCCGTGCCTGACCGCAGCGTGCCTTGCCATGCCTTGACCCACCCTTGATGCTGATCGCATCAGGATGCGCTCTCTCTCGAAAACGCAACCTGCTGTTGACAGCCCATACCAAACCGAACCCAGCCCCGCCTAGCCGTTCCCCGGCTTGCCTGACCCAGCCTCTCCGTGCCTCGCCATCTCTGATGCTGATCGCATCGACCAGCACCCTCTGTGAAGATGCTGGCCGCTGTTGACAGCCCTTACCGCAGCGCGCCACGCCTCGGCTTACCTGACCGTGCCCCACCGGGGCAGACATTGCGTCGATGCCTTCGCATCCGCAAGCCCTCGCGCAAGGGCTTGCAGCTGCGTCATCGAAGCTGCTTGCGTACCGTGCCGCGCAGTTGTGACACCTTCGCCATGGCATCAGTGTTCGCCCGACGCTGCTCGTCGCTCAGCTCGTTGATGCGAACGTTGCGCAGGCGTTGGCCAGCCAGGCGAAACGCCCTGCTTGCGTCGCGCTCGAAGTCCTTGGTTGCGGCCTGGGTCTGCTCGGCCGGTGGGCACCAGCGGTAGCCTTCGCCGCGCACGGACTGCAGCAGCACCTGGTGGTCATGGAGCAGGGCGGCCTTGAAGCCCTCAATGGCGGACAGCCATTCGAACTGGCGCGACTGGAATGCCGCAACGCTCATGCGCTCATCCGGCAGCGGCAGGCCAAAGTGCTTCACCAGCCATTCGTGAGGCACGATGTCGCCATATTCGAAGTCGGCCAGGAAGTCCTGGACGGCCTGCTTCCAGGCCGGGTACAGCTTGACCTCAGACATAGGCCACCTCGAAGCGGCCGAAGCGGGGGCGGTACTCGCAGACGCCAATCAGGGCACCGGAATCCTCGATGGCCTTGCGCGCCTCTGCTGCGTTCAGCACATCGGTGTTCACGGCGATGGTCAGCTCTGCGGACCAGTCCAAGAAGATCGGGCGGTAACGCATGATCTTGGCCGTACCGACCTTCACGCCACGGCAGTCCACAAAGGCCGGCATCTCCCACAGCTTTTCCGGAGTGTCGGCGCCAGAGTGCTGCAGCTTCACCCGGTTCTCCAGCACCAGGGCGCCGCGCTTCCAATGGGTGCCCAGCTTCTGGAGCTTTGCGCCGGCCAGGAAGGTTGCATCGAAATTCTGGCCCGGGACGAAGAAGCCGTCGTCCTTGTTCCAGTAGGCGCCGCCGATGAATTCGCTGCGTGCGATGGCCAGATGATCCTCATCGGTCTTTTTGCGCTTGCTGGTCAATTCCTTGTGCGCTCGCGTGGCCGGATTGAGCGGGTTGGCGAAGGTGTCGGCGTGCATCATGAGCGGCGAGGTGCCGGTGACGCGGATCTTGATCTGTTCCATGGCATTCTTTCTTGCGTAAGGGCTCGGCCGCGAGTTCCAGCCGCGGCGGGAGCGTTCATTGGTGGGCCTTGCGGGGAGTCGGTGCAAACAGGTGCGCATGGCGCTCGGCGAAGCGGCGGAGAAATTCCAAGCCCTTGCCGGTGACACGCGCCACGCTGTTGACCTGCACGCCGCGCGTGTTGGTCTTGTAGGGGTGCAGCGCCTCCTTGAAGTAGCCCTTGCTCACGTACTCGGCGGCCGGCGCGTTGTTCGGCAGGATCACGCCTTTCTCGCGCAGGGCCGTCTCCAGCTTGCGCACTGGCACGCCGATCGTCTTGGCAGCATCGCGGACCAGGACCGTGCCGTCGGCGTTCATCATGGTGTCCGCATAGACCACCTTCGGCTTTGCCTGTTCCAGGGCCAGCTGCTGGCGTTCGATCTCTTCCTGCTGCTCGGCGGCGAGGCGGAGGGCCTGGGCAAAGGTCTGAGGCACCGTCGGGTGCTGAGCCTCAAGTGCCGTCATGCGGTCGAAGACTTTGGCCTGCAACTCGTAGCTGTAGCTCATGGCCATCAGGCAGGCCTCGCGCTTGGGAAAGCGGTAGATCTTTCGCTCCACCTGAGCGCCGGTGCCATTGGTGTAGAAGGCAGTCCCCAAAAATTCGGGAGCTGCCTCAACCCCCAGCACCTTCGGCACTTTTGCCATGAAGTGATCGTGGCGCAGTTCGGCCTCACCCTCCTTGCGCTGGCTGTTGATGAAGTCCACAAGCTCCAGGCTCGTCATGGTTACGAGGGTGTTGCCGGGCGTGTTCATGATGGCGTTCATGGCTCGGCTCCTTGCTGTTGTTTGGCTTGGTCCTCCTGGCGCGTGCGTTCGATGCGCATGGCCGCCTCTGCCGAGACACTGCGGAAGTTCAGGCGGGCCTGCTCTTCCAAATATTTGCGCAGCTCAGGATTCATGCGAACCCCAACTGGCGGCGTAAGGTTAGTACTCATAGAATCAATCCTCTTCCGCTTAGAACTATTCAAGCGGTATGAGCATGATAGTACGATTTAAGTACGTTTCAATAACCATTTATGCAAATCGAGAATTCTAATGTCGAACGTTTTGGGCCTACGCATAGCTGAAGCTCGCCAGAAGGCCGGGCTTTCCCAGGCAGAACTCTGTGAGAGGTCCGGCATCGCACAGACTCAGATCAGCCGTTACGAAAGCGGCCGTGCAGCCCCAAGGCGCGAGTCGATAGAAAAGCTGGCAAAAGCACTTGACGTGCCTTTGGAGTGGCTTCTATCCGCTGCGCTGGAGGACGGCACCGGTACTGACCGAGGGGAGTTCGTCTTCCAGCCCAGCCCCGAGAACCTGGAGAAGCTCAAAGCGCTGTCCACGCTCACGGGCAAGAGCCCGGACGAACTGGTGCAGCAGATGTTCGAGGAGCTGGAGGCTCGGCTGCAGAACTCGTTCAAGACCACTATCCATGCGACGATGGCGCCGCCTGTTGGGTACTTGAAAGGCGGGCCGGCGAAGCACGCGGGGCAGGCGTCAGAGGTCAAGGAGAACGCAGCCGAGTACTTGGTTGATGACGCTCGAGCCAGCGACGAAACTCTGGAGGCGATGAAACGTGTGGACGAGCGTCTGAAGCGCATCGAAGAGGTGATCGGGACGGCTCACATTGAGCTGGTCGCCCCTGCTGCTCGCGTATCGCTCGAAGCTTCGTCGCCCGCGCCAGAGCCTGTAAAGGCGACCAAGAAGAAAGATGCCTGACCATGCACGAAATCACGATTGATGTTGATGGCGTGCTCTACAGCGTCGAGTACAGCATCCAAGAGGACGGGGATGAAGACCTTTTGGTCGTGCATCTACCTGATGGAGAGCTCGCCACGACAGTGCTTCGAGGCGGCATTGGATTTAAATCAGCCATATCGACACATGTCAAAGCCTATGCGCTTCGGCAGAGTAAAAAAGCATAATTCACATGAGGTAAAAAAATAGCCCGCAGTAGCGGGCTTTTTTTTAATCGATTCTACGAGTATTTTGTTGCGATTATTTTATCTATTTCACTTGGTAGATTGAGCAAGCTTTCTACAATCACGGTATTCTGATCATTCATGGCAGTCTTAACGTGGTGAGCCATGGTTCTATCTGGCCTGAAAATATCTACATAAGGCGCGTATGTAATGTGCATAACGTCTGGGTATGTGCTATCTGAAATTGGTTTTGATGCATTTCCACCAACGTAGGTCCAAATGTATTCAAAAAATGCTTTGGTTCTGAAGTATAGCCCTGGGCACATTGTTTTCATATCTTCAATAGATACGGTTCTGTGTGGACTCATCCGGAATTCTGTGATGGCCATCAGTGCCAGTTCTAGGGCAACGTATTCCGCTCTCTTCCTCCATTCGCTGATGGTGTCATACTCATTATGCTTTTTCAACCTCTCAACGAATTTTCTAGACGAGTTTCCGATTCGCTCCCCATGTTCTCGAATTAAATTCCGAAACGCGGCAACATTTCTTTCGGAATTTCGATAAGATGCAACCACCCACTCCAAATCATTTAGAGTTTCTAAGAAGGCATTGGTTATATCTTTTTTCGAGGCAATGCCTTTATAGGCGTCTATAAGTACATTTTTGTGATTTGGATGAATTGGAATTATTCCTGACGCGATATCTCGATGAAGTTTGTCTATTTTTCTTAGCTTCATTGGACCGACAACCCCGTCAGGGCTGGGGATGATACTGATCTTGGAGACTTGTTCCTCGATCTTTTCTGAACCAGCAATCCAAGCTGTCCCCTGTGTGATCACATCTCCATCTGTGGCGGTACCAATCAGTTGTGATATTTCTTTTTTAAGAAGACTGGATTGCGATATTCCAACGTTTTCTCCACAAAGAAGCTTTATTAATTTAACTCTTCTCAGTGAACTTTCAATATCACTCTGCTTCTTTGGTAAAGCCTCTCCAACCAAGACGTCAGTCATTATGAACTTGACTTTCTTGGAATCTTTGTATGCAATGAGTTTTTGAAGCACGTCCGACAGCTCTGGTGTCTCCCTTTTAGGATCGGAAAGGGTCGAGTAGTCAGAGGAATCGAGATAGACAGTAACCATGCTATGACTCCGTTACGCGTTTGGACACGCTTTGAGCAAGTATTCGGGTTGCGAGATGGAACCTCGAAACGCCGAGTCCGATGATGATCAGCCAGTAGGTCTCGATCATCGAGCGGCGCTCGGCGGGCGTGGTCAGCTTGAAGAAGAGGGGGCTTCAATCGCCAACAGTCAAAAGAACACGACGCGGCGTGCGGATGCTATTCGATATGATTTAATCCGTGATTTGAAAAAATTAATATTTACTGACTACTCCTGTTGCTCGCGTTTATTTGCGTGTAGGTCATTTGCTATTTTAAGCGTCGCTCTCGGTCTGTCCTCCACCCAAGCAGGATTATTGTGGCCAAACTTTATGGATAGTAAAATTTCTTCGCTAAATTTTTCTCTTTTTAAGAAAATTATCGCCAATATATATGGGAATGACTTTGTTACTTCATGTTTTCCAGTGAAGTGCTTATAATATTCCTCAACGAATTTTTTTATTTGTGTTTGATTTTTGATAATCTCATGTTTTAATTCATCTATATTTTCAATTCCGGCTATTTCCATGTATTTGTTAAATAGACCAACTTCCCCGTCATAGTAATGATGGTCAATGTTTTTTAGATTAAATATTACGTGGCTATAGAGTTTTAAATCTGCTTCCAAGTCATCAATGAAATCATCTATTTGTTGGTTCGTCAGCATAGTATTTTTTGAAATATCAAGTTTAGAATGTCAAGGTTGAACGACTTTGGGTTATTTGGTTGAGTGTAGTTGTTCTCCAACCGTATCAGCAGTCTAGCTCATAGGATCGTTGACGGATTGATTCAGCCCCCCACTACGGTTGGATCACAGTCCCCTGAATTGGCACAGTGCATGGCATGGACCCTATCCGCCAATTCCGAGGCTTGAACAACGTCACCGACCCCATCCGGCTCGGCATGTCGTGGTTCACGCGCGCCGACAACGTGGACATCACGGAATCGGGCGGGGTGAAGCGGCGTGCCGGATATGCGCTGGCCCAGGCTGGCGCGCCCACTGGCATCTACGCCACCAAGGATGAGACCCGCCTGTACGTGATCGACGGCGGCGAGCTGCGCCAAGTCCTGGACGACATGACAGTGCGCCCCCTGGCGCAGGGCCTGGGCCGCGATGCGTACTGGACCGAGATTAACGACCAGGTGCTGTACGTGGCCGGCGACGAAGCCGGGATCATCACTGCCGAGGGCGAGGCGCTGCCTTGGCGCCTGCCCGTTCCTGCCGAGCCGCGCGTGCTGGTGGGTGAGGGCGGCCAGTTGCCGGCGGGCCAGTACCGCGTCTGCGCCACCTTCATCCTGCCGGACGGCAGGGAGACGCCCGCCAGCACGGCGGCCGAGGTTGTGGTGGAGCAGGGCGCTGCGCTGCAGATCAGCGGCATCGAGCAGCTGCCCGGCTGCGTGACGCGCGTCTACGTGGCACCGGCCGACAGCACCGCATTTCAGCTTGCCTTTGGCGATGCCGGCCCGGCCGCAGTCTGGGCGCAGCCGCCCGAGGCTCTGGGCCAGGAACTGCTGACCGATGGGCTGGACCCGCTGCCCGAGGGCGTGGACGTGATCGCCGAATGGCGCGGCCGTATTTTCGCCGCCCAGTACCTGTCTGAGGACGACAAAACGGTGGTCTGGCGATCGCAAGCTCTGGCGCCCCACCTCTGGAACCTGTCTGAAGGCTTCTTCATGGTGCCCGGCCGCGTGCACGCCCTGGCGCCGAACGACGCCGGCTTGGTGGTGGCCACCGACCGCGCCATGCACGCCTACACGCCAGAAGGCATGGCCCTGCTGGCCCCCTACGGCACGGTGCCGGGCCTGCCCTGGGCGCTGGACGGCAAGCGGACGCTGATCTGGTCGCAGCGCGGCCTGTGCCAGTTCCCCGAATTCACCAACCTGACCGCCTCGCGCGTGAGCGTGGCGCCCGGCCTGCGAGCCGGCGCGGCCGTGCTCGAGATCGACGGTCAGACCCGTTTCCTTGCCTGCCTGCATGCGGGCGGCACTCCTTTCAACCAACGACGCGAGGTATCGCCATGACTTTCAAACTCTCCACCGGCGTGCGCAATGCACAGGCCGGCACTCTCGGCCTGGCCGGCGCGCTCAATGGCGGCTGCATTCTGGTCTACAGCGGGCCCCAGCCCATCACCGCGGATGCAGCGCCCACGGGCGTGCTGCTGGGCCGGGCCACGCTCAATGGCGATCCCTGGGTGGCGGGCTCGCCCACGAATGGTCTGGTGCTCGATGCGCCGGCCAACGGCGGTGTGCTCAAGCCTGCCTCTGCGGTCTGGAAGTTCATCGGCTTGGCTGCGGGCACCATCGGCTGGTTTCGTTTCGTTGGCAATGCTGCCGATGATGGCTCGCTGTCGGTGGTGCTGCCGCGTCTGGACGGTGCTGCAGCGGTGGGCTCGGGCGAGGGCAAGTTCTCGACGCTCACGGTGACCGTGGGCCAGCCCATCACCATCGATTCGTTCTCGTACATGATCCCGGCGCAGTGAGTGGCGGGTAGGCCAGGCCATGGGAACGAATCGCGAGCACCTGCTGCTGGGCGGCGCCGAAGAGGCCAAGCTGCTGCCCTGGGCGAGGGGCCGCGTGCGCGCTCTGCGGGCCGCAGGGTTTCGCCACATCACCCAGCGCTACGATATCCTGGGCCTGCTGGTGCGTGTGACCATTGCCGAGGACGACGCCTGGATCGAGATCAAGGGCGGTAGCTGGGAGTACCTGACCTGGCCCACCAGCCTGGAGCACGGCATGGGCGTGGACAAGAACGAGCAGGGCGAGGAGATCTCGCCCCTGTGCGCGCTGACGCTCAACGCCTCCGACAAGGGCCTGCGCCGCAAGGAGAACGTGGATCTGCTGGCTGGGCCGCACGACTGGATCAGCGACGACCACAAGGACGTGCTGACCTACGACCACGGCAACGGCTTCCGGTACGCGATCTCGGGTGCCCAGAGTGCGACCAGCGGCGCCAAGGCGGAGATCTGCCGCAACGGCGCGCGGATCAAGGTGGCTCACGAGGTCAGCGGCTGCGCCATCTTCAAGGCCTCGCTGCCCCAGGGCGGCACGGCCAAGAGCATGGTGCATGCCTCCTATGAAGAGGGGGGCGGCGAGACATACGGCGACCAGCAAGTAGTGCTGTATCGCGTGGATCCCAAGGACAAGGACACTGCCGGTGTGTCGCGCTCGGAAGAGTTCGCGCGCTGGGCTGTACCTGCTGGGCCGGAGTTGACGATCACGCAGCCGATCTTCTTCGACGGCAAGGGGCAGCGCTGCATCACGATGCTGGAGACCGTGACCCGGGAGCCAGTGGGCGGCGGCGTGGCCATCCGGTTGGGTGCCCCGCGCTATGCACTGCGCGGCACGCTCAGCCGAAACAGCGATGGCAGCCTGGGCGCTGAGTTCGAGTTGTCCCTGTTGGCGACCACCCCGGACCAGCCGCTGGAGCGCGTGAATGTGCAGCGGCACAACCCCGTCGATCCCTATTACTACTACGGCAGCCTGGACACCGATTTCAGCGAGTCCGATGCCGGGCGTCTGGACGACTACACCACGTTTTCCAGCAGCAACTATGGCGGCTCCGGCTATTCGCGCACGACGACCACGGAGCGCACGGTCCAGATTATCGGCCTGGACATGGCACCCGATGGTACGGAGCTTCTACTGGAGCGAGTCCGGTCATCGGAATCGATCACTTATCTCGAAGAGGTGGAGCGCCGGCAGTTTTACTCCACCCAATACATCAATGACGAGGTCTTCCCGATCATTGAGCACTATTCGGGTAACCGGTCCTTCAGCAATGTCTACAGCGCCGGGGGAACCAGCAAGGTGACGGAGACCATCACCGTCAATGGCACGCCATTGCTTTCGCTGGATCTGTCCAATGATCTGACGGACGTAACCCAGACACGGCAATGGTCGCAGTCGTACAGCGAGGCTTTGCCGGTTCCTGATCCGCCACCGGCCACACTGACGACGACGAGGACCGAGACCACCCGCCGCAGGACGCTCAGCATCCGAGATATTGATGCACGGTGGGAGTCATTGGTTACCGTGGTCGGCGAGTACGAGCAGCCGTTCAATGGCACGGAGTTGCGACCGTATTCCGTGCGCCTGCACGCCCGCTGCCAAGGGCAGGAGTTCGATCGCGTGATCTTCGCCGGCCAGGTGCTGCTGCCGCCCCTGGGCATGAGCCTGGATCAGATGCTCTATCGCAGCATCGCCGTGCGCCGGCCCAAGGAGTTCGTGATCTGCTTCTCGCCAGCGGGTGCCGCGCACCAGCATCCGCCCATGTCGGCCCTCTATGACCACCTGGCCGAGACGGGCACGCCAGACCGCAATCCGCTGCTGGCCATCCGGCGCAAGGGCAAGACCATCACGCCGGGCCCCGACAAATTCACGCTGGGCGAGGAAGCCGGGTTTCGACTCGATCCCGTCCACCTTCTTTGAGCACCGCCATGGCCGAACTTGCCGGATACGCGTACTTCAGCCGCGCCGAGAGCTACTACCAGCCTCCGGGCAGTCCAGAGACCTGGCAGGCCCAGGTGCATGTCTATGAGGTCCTGGACAACGGCTCGACGGTCTACCTGGGCGTGGCCCTGTACAAGGCCTCGGACCAGGATTCGCTGGGCCTGCGCTTTGGCTACCCGCCCGAGCCGGACATCAATAACCCGGCCTTTGAGGGGTACTACGACCTCGATCCACCGGCGCTGCGGCACATCAAGCTGCCGCCCGAGCGCGTGCGCGCCTTCCGCTACAAGGGAAACGCCTCTGGCGCCACGCTGACGGCCAGCCCTGCGGAGTACGACCTGGGCACCATCACGGTGGACCCGGGCACCGAGTACATGGTGTGGGCGCACTGGGATGCGCCGGACGAATGGGGCTCGTTCCCATCGCCCGCCCGTGTGGCCTTCGTGCTGCCGCAGGCACCCGGGCTCTGGAAAGACATGGTGCTCAGCGAGGACTGGCACCGTGTCGCCTTCGGCTCCGACTACGCCGAGGAGATCCTGAACAAGATCGAACTGGTATGCCCTTCGCCCGTGCTGGAGATGGTGGCCACGGTCGAGGGCCTGGCGGAGATCCAGTTGACGGCGCCGGCTGCCCGGGTGGAACTGCTGGGCGGGGCGCGCATCGAGCTCGTGGCCCCGGCCGCGCGTGTGGCGCTGACGGGATCGGACGCCTCCAACCGCATTGAGCTGGTGGCGCCAGCCGCCGTGGCAGCGCTGGTGGGCGGCGCCCAGGTGCAGCTTGTCGCGCCGTCTCCCGTCATGAGCCTGCAGGCCACAGTCAGCGAACTCGCCCGCATTGAGCTGGTGTGCCCCATGCCGCAGGTGCTGCTGGATGCGACTGTGGAGGGCTTGGCGCAGATCGCGCTCGTGGCGCCTGCCGCGCGAGCCGAATTCGTGGGTGGCGCGCGCATCGAGCTCGTGGCCCCGGCTGCCGTGGTGAGCCTGGAGGCTTCCACCGAGGGGTTGGCGCACATCCATCTGGTGTGCCCGATGCCCGTGGTGCAGTTGGAGGCCTATGGCGAGGCCACGGCCAGCTTTGACCTGGTGGCGCCTGCGGCGATTGCCGGTGGCTGGGCCGACATCGTGCTGGTGGCGCCGGCCGCGCGCGCCTTGCTGGTGGCCACGGCCGAGGTGCCGGTGGTGCACGAGGCCTACGCCGTCAACCTGCGCACGCAGCTGGAGACCGGGGGCAACGAGGTCACGCGCTACACGGCGTTCCCGTTCAGCCGAATCGTGCGCTGGCGTGGCCGCTATGTGGCCATGGCCGCAGACGGCTTGTACTTCCTCGGCGGCGACACTGACGCCGCCCAGCCCATTGCCTGGCATCTGCACACCGGCACCACGGACTTCGGCAGCGCGCAGCGCAAGGCCTGGGTCAGCTGCTACGTCGGTGGCCGCATGCCGCCCTGCAGTCGCTTCACCGTGGCCGTGGGCGAGAAGTGCCAGGAGCGCTATCCCTACGACACCCCGCGAGGCTCCAGCGCCCAGAACTACCGGCAAAAGTTCGGCAAGGGACTGGACGCGCGCTATTACGCCCTGGAGCTTTCCGGCCGGGGCGCGCTGACCATTGATGACCTCGAAGCCGAGGTCGTGAACAAGACACGGAGGATCTGACCATGGCATCGGTAGAAGAAATCATTGACGACCAGCGCGGCTTTGCGGCCCAGGTGTTGTCGGACTCGCAGCAGGCGCTGCGCGACGTGAGCAACATGATCACGGGCATCGGCTACCTGCAGCCTGACCCGCAGCTTGACCCCATCGACCAGCCGCTGGAGCCGCCGGTGCTGCAGCCCGTGCCCGAGTTTGCCGGCGTGGACTTCCAACTGCCCCAGGCTCCAGGCGCTGCGCCGCAGTTCCAGGACATCGGCCCGATCGACATCAGCGGGCTGCCGGTCGCCACGGCGGTGGTGCCGACCATCGTGCTGCCTTCGTCGCCGGCACCGCTGGCGGACTTCTCCATCTCCGCGCCATCGATCAACACCAGCTACGAGTTCCCCGACCCGCCCGACCAGCTCATCAATCCCCTGGTCGCCGAGCCGCAGATCCAGGACCGGGCAGCACCCGACAAGCCCACCATCGTGCTGCCGGTGTTCGATTCTGCTGCGCCCGTGTTCGATGCCGAAGCGCCCACGGATCTGGCCGCGCAGCTGGAGACCACTCAGCGCGGAGCCAGCGCCGCGATGATGTCGGTGCTGGACGGCCAGCTCGACGCCATGCTGGCCAGGTACTGCCCTCGCTACCACTCCAGCATGGAGACGATGGAGTTGCGCCTGTCCCAGCTGATGGCCGGCGGCTCCGGGTTCAGTGGCGATGTCGAGCGCGCGGTGATCGAGCGGGCCAAGGATCGCCATCTGGGCGAATATCGGCGTGTGCGCGATGCGGCCTGGACCGACGCTGCAGACCGGGGCTACACCCTGCCGCCGGGCGCACTGTTGTCGGTGGCTGCAAAGGCGCGCCAGGCGGCCGCCGACAACCTGGCCCGGGCCAACATCGAATTGGTGGTGAAGCAGGCCGAGATGGAACAGGCCAACCTGCAGTTCGCCATCAGCACCTCGATGAACCTGCGGCAGTCAGTGCTCGCGGCCATGCTCAGCTATCACGGCAACCTGGTGCAGATCAACGGTCAGGCGCTGGAGCACGCCAAGGCCGTCGTGGGCATGGCCGTGGAGGCCTACAACATCGCGGTCAAGGCCTTCGGCGCCAAGCTCGACGCCTGGCGTGCGCAGGTCGCGCTGTACGAGGTGCGGCTCAAGGGCGCGATGGCGGCCATCGACCTGTACAAGGCCGAGGTCGATGCGTTGCAGGCCCTGACCCAGGTGGACATGGCCAAGGTCAACGTCTACCGCGCCCGCATGGAGTCGCTGCAGTCCCTGGCGAACGTCTACCGCGCGCGCATCGATGCCATCGTCAGCCGGGCGGGGCTGGAGAAGCTCAAGCTGGAACTGTTCCAGGCCCAGGTGCAGACACGCGCCACCGAGGTCCAGTCCAAGGCCACAGAGTGGACCGGCTACCGCGCCGCGCTGGAAGGCCAGGAGCTCCAGGTGCGCGTGTACGACGCCCAGGTTCGGGCGGACGGCCAGGCCATCCAGACCTATCGCGCCGGCATCGACGCCAAGGTCGAGGTCGTGCGCGCCGCGGCGATCACCAACGACTCCCGAGCGCGCGTGCATGAGATGGCGCTGCGCGAGTACGGGCAGATCGTGGCCGCACGTGGCGAGCTGGCGCGCACGCAGCTCGAAGGCGACCGCCAGAAGCTCATGGCCTACCAGGCCCAGACGTCCGCTGCCGTCAGCTACGCGCAGATGGCGGCCACCTTCTACCGCTCCAAAGCGGATGTGAACGTGAGCTACGCCGATGCGCGCATGCGTGCCCAAACTGTGCAGCAGTCGAGCATGCAGAGCATGCAGGCGGCCATCACGCAACTTGCCGCCGCCAATGCCAACACGCACAGCCAAGTCGCGGGCCAGGCCATGGCCGGACTGAACTCCGTGGCGATCAAGAGCAGCGACGGCTGACCGCCCCCGGCTAGGGTTCGCCCCCGAACGCGCCCGCCGGGAAACTGCGGGGCATGACCAAGCCGGCCAATCTCAAACTGCAGATCTACCAGGGCGCGACCTTTCGCAAGCGCCTGCGCTGGCTCAACCCTGACCAGACGCCCATAGACCTGACGGGCTGCACGGCCCGCATGCAGGTGCGCGAGGAGGTGGAGTCCACGGCAGTCCTGCTGGAGCTGACCACGGAGAACGGCAGGATCGTCCTAGGGGGCACGGCCGGCACGGTGGAGCTGCTGGTTGATGCAGACACGACCGCAGCGATCACCTGGGACGGCGGGGCCTGGGACTTGGAGATCGTCCACCCAGGTGGCGAGGTGACACGCCTGGCCCAAGGCTCGCTCTGCGTGAGCCCGGAGGTCACCCGTGACTGATTTTCTGATCGTCCAAGAGATCGAGATCCTGGCCGAAGAGGCTCAGGACTCTGTGCTGGTCGAGCAGGTCCAAGAAACCGAGATTGTTGAGCTGGGGCAGCAGGGGCCTCCCGGCCGCCCTGGTGAGCCCGGTCCTGCTGGGGGGGCCTCCGTGCAGCGAACGGCAGGCTCCGGCCTGTCAGCCCTGCGCGCTGTGTACGAACTGGATGGCCTGGTGCGCGCGCTGGGCGCTGACGATGCTGTGCACATCGACCTGCTGCTGGGCATCACGCTGACGGCGGCCCAGGCCGGTGAGCCCGTCAACGTCCAGCGGCTAGGCGCCATCGAGGACTCCGGCTGGAACTGGGTGCCGGGGCGGGTCTTCCTTGGCGCCAATGGAGCGCTCACCCAGACACCACCCACCAGTGGCTTCGACGTGCTCATTGGCTCTGCCACATCCCCCACGCGCATTGAGCTGAATCTGCAAGACCCTATTTCACTGGAGTAAGCACCATGGCAACTCAACCCTCCCAGGGCTTTTTGGCCCGCGTCGCGGGCAAGACCCGCCAAATGTTCGGCCTTGTCGTTTCCGCCGGAGCGGCGGATGCCGGCAAGCTCGTGGCCACTGGATCGGACGGGCGGCTGGACCCCACGCTGCTACCCGCCGGCATCGGCGCCAACACGATCATTGCTCCGGCGAGCGAGGCCATCGGCGCCGGCAAGTTCGTGAATTTCCATGCTAATGCTGGCGCGCTGAATGTGCGACTGGCCGACAACAGCAACGGCCGTCAAGCCGATGGCTTTGTGAAGGATGCCGTGGCTTCGGCCGGCAGTGCCACCGTCTATCCTTTGGACACCACGAACTCCGCGCTCACGGGCCTGACGCCTGGCAGCCGGTACTGGCTGGGCACGGCGGGCGGCGTCATCACGGCGGCGCTCGACCCCACTGACACGGCCAACGCAAACAAGGTCTGCCAGGAGCTGGGCACGGCCAAAAGCGCGACTGAATTGGTCACCGATGATCTCGGTTTTGTGACCCTCTGAAATGACTGTGCGGCGGCCACTTGTCAGGGTCAGTGGGCGCGTTCGGCAGCTGCCCACGGGCGACACGCTGCCCGGCGTGCGCGAGCTGCTCACCGCTGCTCGCAACTACTACGTCCGCACGGATGGTAGTGACAGCAACACCGGGCTGGCCAATAGCGCAGGCAGTGCATTCCTCACGATTCAGAAGGCTGTCGATACAGCGGCTGCTTTCGACAACAACAATTTCGACATCACCATCATGGTGGGGTCTGGAACATATGCGGCTGGGTTCGTACTCCGTGAGCATGTTGGTGGCGGGACGATTCATGTGCGCGGGGTCAATGCCGATCAGACCAGCACGGTTATTTCCGTCACCAACGGCTCCTGTATCCAGGGCACTGAAACCCGATTCAGCAAATACAAAGCCTCATACCTGAAGCTGCAAACAACAGGAAGCTCTGGGTATCCCATTCTTCTTGAAGGTGGCAAGAACTACCTGACGATCGATCAGATCAATTTCGGCGCGGCTGGGCGCACGCATATCTATGTTGCAAGCGGCAGTCTCCTGAATGCGCGGGCGGCCACATACACGATATCTGGTGCGGTCGATTCGGGTTGGCACGTCGAATGCGTTGATCAAGCAACCTTCCTCGGGCTGCTCTGCAATGTCACTCTGACGGGAACGCCATCCTTTGGATCTGGTGGCTATGCCCGCGCAGCTCGTAATTCGTTGGCTCAATTCCATGCCTCAACATTTACCGGGAGTGCGACAGGGCAGCGCTATTCCACGGATACAGGGTCCGGCATTTTTGTGAACGGAGCAGGTGCCAGCTATTTGCCCGGCAGCACAGCTGGCTCCGCAACGACCCCAGGGTGGTACGCATGACGACATACCAGCTCACCGGAGAGGGGTTCGTGTACCGCTGCCAGGGCGGCGTGCGCGCGACGATACCGCTCGTTGAAGCCCCAGACCTACCGCCCAATCTGGACGCCATCGAGTATCGCGCGTGGCTGGCGGCTGGCGGCGTGCCGCTACCTGCAGATCTTCGGCCTGCTGCTGAAATCGCTGTGGCCCTGCGCCAGGCCCTGGCCGCCGAGTACCGGCGCCGCATCCAGGTGATCGCCGCAGGCTACCCGCTGAGCGAGCGCGAGAGTTGGCCCGTGCAGACGGAGGAGGCGAGGGCGCTTGAGGCTGACCCAGCAGCAGCCACGCCATGGATCGACGCTGCAGCGCTGGCGCGTGGTCTCGACCGCCTGGTGCTGGCCGATCGCATCCGGGCCAAGGATGACGCATACCGCCAAGTGCACGGCCTGCTGACGGGCACGCGCCAGCGCATCGAGGACCAGATCGACGCTGTGGCCGACGACGCCCTGGCGCTCTCGCAGATCGATGTCACGGCCGGCTGGCCTGCGGCCCCCGTGTAGGGTTCGCCGAAAAGGCCCGGCCCCGGAATCATCGGGGCCATGAAGAAATACCTCGTATCCCTGCTCGCGCTGATGGGCATCCACCAGCACCTGAGCGCCGAGCAGCGGCAGGACATTGCCGGCGCCATCATGCAGGCCACGCCGGGCGCCGCCGCGACCGGGGTGTTCAAGGTTTGGGGTCTGCCGTTGAGCGACTGGCTCGTCGTGGCGTCCCTGGCCTTCATTGCGCTGCAGGCCGGCTATCTGGTCTGGAAGTGGCGCCAGGACTACCAGCGTGCTCAGCAGCGGCAGCGCCTCGCGCGGTTGGCTGGGCTGAAGCCTGAGCCCGAAACCGACTGGGGCGCGCCATGAGCAAGGTTCCCGCATTCCTGTCCAGTAGGCTCGCGGCCCTGGCCATCCTCGCGGGCCTGGGCGGCACAGGCGTGTATGTGGCTCAGCAGTCCAGCGACGAGGCCCTGCGCGACCAGTACGTGCAAACCGTGGCGGCAGATCCGAGCACCAGCAACGCGGTCAAGGTGGCCATGGTGCTGGGCCAGTTCTACGAGTCTTCGGGCAAGCATATCGGCACGCCCTATATCGACAAGCTCGGGCGCGGGCAGCCGCTCACGGTCTGCAACGGCATCACCGGCCCCGACGTGGTGGCCGGGCGCTGGTACAGCCCCTCGAACTGCTACTACCTGGAGCGCGGGCGCTACCTGGCCGCCGAGCGCGAGGCGCGCAGCCTGTTCACCCGCTGGCCCAGCTACGACCCGTTCGTCCAAGGCCAGTTCATCGACTTCGTGCACAACAAGGGCGCGGCCAACCTGAGCACCAGCACGCTGCTGCGCAAGGCCAATGCCGGCGACCTGGCCGGCGCCTGCCGAGAGAACCCGCGCTGGAACAGGGGAACTGTGGCCGGCGTGTCTACCGTGCTGCCGGGCCTGCAACTGCGCGGAGATGCCAACGCCGAGATCTGTCTGGAATGGAGGGCTGCCTCATGAACACACTCGTTGACTCGCTCATAGACACGCTGCTCTTTTTCGCTCTTCCAGGGGGTGTTGGCGTTGGGCTTGGGTTGGCGATTTGCTGGGCCGCGGGGTTGCTATGAGCCCAGCCCTCTTCACTCACCTCGCGGCAGCCGCCGTGGCCGCGCTGCTGGCGTGGCAGTTCCAGGGCGCGCGCCTGGGCGCCGAGCTGGCCGAGGCCCGGCTGGAGACCACCACCCAGCAGCTGGCCACCAGCACGGCCCAGCGCGCGGCCGACGCCCGCGTGCGCAGCGCTGAGCAGGCCATGAACACGAAATACCAAGGAGCTCTCAATGCCGCCCGTGACCGCGAGGCGCTGCTGCGCCGTGATCTTGACCAGCTCCGCACTGTCTCTGACGGCCTGCGCGAGCAATCCGCAGATGCCGCCCGCCGACTTGCCAGCGCTCCCCCCGCCACCGTCCTTGAGTACGCCACTGCCCTCGGAGTCGTATTTGAAGACTGCCGCGCAGCGTATGGGGGCATGGCAGCAAAGGCTGCAGGCCACGCAGCTGATGTCCAAACCCTACGTGCCGCCTGGCCCGTGATTACGACTGGATGGGGGAAAATTCCCCTTGATTAGCTTGGAGCTTTGACATTACGGGTGTAATTCAGTCAATTGACCACAGGTGCATAGCGTCAATCTATTTATTCGACATACCAGTTCATTGTGTATCGTCGGGTGGTTTGTGACAAAATCGCACCATTGTTGATCTGGACATCAGTTTGACCATACTGCCCATTCGTATTGGCAGCAAAATTTGCAGATTTTGGAGGTGCAAGAACAACTCCAAATTGCGGCCCTTGGTTTAGGTCAACAAGGAGATCCACATTGCCCAGACAAACGACAGCTTGCGTTGCGTCATCGCGAACGGAGACTTGTGCGCAGGGTGCATTCCAGTATTGTATTCCTGGGTTTTCGACAACCACTTTGACCGATGCACCATTTTTTGCAGCTGCCCGCAATGCCTGTAGTGATCCTATTGTGGCATTTCCATTCCCGTCATGGGCATAAACAATATTCCAAGCGTGCGAAGTTCCGGCGCACATCGTGATAGCGGCGGCAACAATTATTTTTTCGAAACTCAATTCAACTCCTTCAGTAAAAGGAGTTCAATCTTATTCATATATCGATAGATTGATAGAATAAAATGGGTAGAGAAAGTTGTTCAGTTTATGGCTTACGCTGCTGGAAGGTGGGCGTCTTAAGTGGGGAGTATCTTTGAGGCCGCCAGACCGATCAAGACAGCCCATGAGGTCACCGAATCGCTGAAGTACCACGCCGCCCTGGCCAAGATCGAAAGGCGCGAGGGCCACGAGGTGCGGCTGGCGGCCGCGCTGATGGTGTGCACGCAGCCGGTCAGCCGTAGGCTCGATTTTAGTCAACGAACCATTGCATTGGGACGTTAA